GCTGGGGTCAGTCACAGTAAGAGCAAAACAACCAGCTAAAAAGCTCTCCAGCGAACTCGAACCAAAGCGAGCGAAACCGACAACAGAGGAATTAGACCAGAAACCGTCGCAATAATAAGTAGAGGAAGAACCCCCAGCGTCGGACGTTGGTACAAGTCCCAATTTTGGTACTAACTTCATATTTTTTATGTAGCATTGAGAGACCGTCCCAGCATTTGTTACGCCAGAGTCTATATATCCGTCTCCTGTAACATTGTAATCATCTACAGTAGAGCCGTCAGCCTGTCCCTCACACATTTTATATAAAAGTTTTCCGTTTTTCTGGATAAGTCCGTTAGTAAATTTCCAAATATTCCCCCACCAGTTCTCAATATGGAATACCTTAACAGCTCCGTTACTATTATCACCGTAAAACATACCCTTCTTATCTAAAGTCCCTGTATTAAGTTGGTTATTTGAGTTATTAGAGCCTCCAGAGTAGCGACCTGTACCATAAACAGACTGAGTATCTAAGGATTTACCAACCAGAATTAGTAAATAATTGATTAAACGTCTTAAATTATATGGGTCTACATTCCAGCCGTTACCGTTAGCCTTAGCGTAAGCCATTTGAGTATCACCAGCGACATTTTTACAAATTGCTTGACCTGATAAAGAACGGATTTTATTACTAATATTTGAGCCGTCGTAAATAGCTCGATATACATTTTTATTGTATGTACCGTCCTTACGGATATGAGTAAAACAGTCGTAAGAGTTGTCTATTTGTTTGTTTGCAATATAGACATGCTTACGTCCGTTTATTTCCTCCTCTTTAATCCAGATTTGTCCTATTTCTACCATAGCGTTGCCACCATAAGAACTATTAGCAACATCTGAGGCTGTGCCGTTAAGTTTTTTGCTGTAATTGTTAGGGTCTAAATAATAGTCTACTGTGCCGTCATACTTTAACATACAAGGCTTAAACAAATTCATAAAAAAGGCGTCTCCCCAAGAGCCATAGTTGAAAACTCCACTATTATAATCCATGCCAGCTGGCGTAAATTTTTCGTTTTTACTTCCTGCAGGGTAAGATACAGCACCATTCGGTAAAGCGTTATTAGGGTCGATTACAAACTCGTAAACCTCAGCACTCCCAAACCTATTAGAGTCGTTTAAGTTTACGACATTGTTTTTAGAGACTGGAAATACGCTATAAAAATACTCGTTATCCTCATCAGGTAGAGTATCAACCAACGCTACTGTGTCGTAAGCGTTTCTGGTAGTATTTTCGACGATTATATCTCCGTCTTTTTCATTCTCTGGATAACTTCCAGCTTTTCTTACTACTATTGTTTTTTTCCAAGAGCATAGTGTTAAATCTTCTATAACCGTATCGCTAGGGTCTTTCCAGTTCAAAGATACTGTAGTCCCCTCTTTTTCTATTCTAAGATTTTTACAATTTGACGGAGGTATGCCAGCTCGTAAAGCAATATCGCCTACAGCTGAGTCTATTGTATCAAAGTTATTATTTAAAGCCTTTGTAATATTAAATTTTTCTTTTTTGTCAGCCTCTGTGTCATATTTAAAAAGTTTTAGATTTTCTGTAGTATTTGACATATTTTTTACTCCTTTTCTTAAAATTCAAACATATCTATAGTCAGCTCTTCCATTTCTTCAATCGTCTTAACTTCGTGTATTGTTTCGATAATAAGGTAACTAAACAAAGTCAAAACAGGGATATGAGCTGGTTTAACAATTCCGATAGCCTCTAAAAGACTGTTAAGATTTGCTGGAGTCCCTATCGTTTTAAATTTGAGCTGGATTTTTCCGTTAATAAAATCAGCCTCAGCCTCTCCGTCATTCCAAGAGCTACATATAGCCTGAACTAAACTAAGTGAGTTATGATTATTACTCAACCAATGAGCCTGTATTTTCGCTCGTCTGTTCTCGATAGAGTCTCCCTCCTCTGATGAAATTTTTAAAAGATTTTCAAAATAGTTACAGCCGTCCTCATTGAGCGAGTCAAAGAAGAAATTACAGTAAAGCTCATCTATTTTAGTCTTTAAAAAGGTTAATTTATTTGATATTGGAGTTAAAATCACATTTGTAAAAATATCCGTCCAGTATCGTTTATTTAAAAGTTTTGTTATTTTTTCTAAATAGCTCATTTATATCACCTCAAAATCAATAGACTCTAATACAGCGACCTCTCTATCTGTTTTACTGTTTAATATAGGGATATTGTCCGTCCCTCCATTTACGAGTAAATCTTTATAGTCAGAGATACCGTCAGAGCTTAAAATCCTAGAGCCGATTTGTGCATAAGATACATAAGTCTCATTATCATCAAAAGCTATTGAGTGTAGATATTTCAAAATAGACTCTGTTACGGATTTCTCTACAAGTTCCTCAGTAGCTCCAGTTTTTAATTTTGCTTTATAAGATATAGCCAAATTTAAACCAGTAGCACTAACAACAGTACAGTAAGCACCTATCGGAGCTTGACCGTTTCCACACCCCCAGCCTTTTTTAACTCCGTCCTCTAAAGTGTATGGATCTATATAATCCTGAACTTTTTTAACGAGTATACTATCGGCTGTCTCCATATTTGCGTCTACGATAATTACTTTTACAGTATTATCACCGTCCCAGAGGGGTTTTGCGTCAACCTCTCCAACTCCTGTAACTTCTTTGGCCCATTTTTTATAGTGGTAAATATTCCCAGATGTTATAGGGTTTTGTAAATCCTCCTCGTACCTTTGGATAATGGACTCTTTGGACTCTTTCTCGTACCCTCCAGACATAGGCTCTGGATTTGTTACTTTTACGACTCCCTGAATAGTTTTAGGGATAATATTTACGCTATTCGCTGGGACGTTTCCGTCTGGCCCAGCTGTCAAACATTGAATTTTAAAGAGTTCTCCCTCAGCGACTTCTACTGTATCTACTGCCTCAAATTGTAAGCCGTCTGGAGTCTCAAAAATATCACCTGTTTTAATAGTTCCACCGTCTCCAGTAACAAGCTGTAAATACCCTGTAGCGTAGCTCTCCTCTTTTGCTATAATTCCTCTACGTTGCTTAACAAACCTGACTAAATCGTCATAACTAAAATTTGTTAAATCGTCTAAACCTCCTACGTATAGTAAAGAGTCCCATAATTCAATAAGTGTAATACTTATAGCTCTGAGTAAATCCCAAATATAAAAGCCTACTGTTTTCTGGTATTTGTCCGGGACTTCGGCTAACATTTCAGCCGTCAACTCCTCACTTGTTTTACTGACGTTAATAATGCTCATTTTTTATACTCCTTATTTGATTGTGTACGCTTTTTCTACGAACGTATCTAAAAGCTCTCCGTTGTATAATTCAACTTGTATATTGAGGTTTAAATATTTGCCGTTTTTTGACATCTCTACGTTAGTAACCTCTTTTATGGCTGGATTTAGAGGTAAACCCTCTATAATTTCTCGCTCTAGTTCTGACTCCTCAAAACCAGTATTTACTGTTTTTTGTCCGAGTAATTTACGGTAAGATGTCCCAAAATTTGTCCCTTTATAAATGCTGTAAACATCTTTAGGGGTCAAAACAAAAAGTATAATCCATTGTTGAATAGCCTCTATGTCAGTAACAAGCTTAGGGCCTCCATTTGTAATGATTATCTGTGATTTTTCATAATTGTAAGCTGGGGTTTTACCCAGTTGAGTAGACTGAGATTTTACAGAGTCTTTATAATTTTGTATTTGTTCTCTTAAAGTATTTTCAGGAAACATTTTATAGCACCTTATCAATTAAAATATATTTGTCTGTCTGTTCTAAGCTGGCTAACTCGACCATATCACCTAAAGCCAGCTCGCATTTAAGAGCTAAAAGCTCCGTATTTATTGAGGTAATAGCGTCAGCCAGATAGCTTATAGCGTCTGGCATACTGCAGGGACTTCCACTCTGAGAGTGAGTCTCTGTAACACCTTTAGCACTCTCTAAACTAGAGGGGACATCAGAGCTTAACGCTCCAGATTTGTCGATATTACATCTAAATCTAAACCACTCAGAGACAAGTAACTCTATCCCCTCTGTTAGTAAGATAGCTCCGTCCTCCAGAGCAACTACTACAGGCTCTAACTGTTTAACTACACCAACAAGAGACGGTTTTAAATCCGTAGGGTTTTGACAATCTTTAAATTTTTTAGCTAAAAGCTGGGTTAAATCAGGTTTTGACATTATAACTTACTCCTGTCATATTTAATCAGACTGACAGATACAGTCTCTTTTATTCCGTCGAGAGTATGACGGCTGGATTTTATTAAAAAATCTCCAGATAAAGACAATCTCTCGTTAATTACAGGCATGATTACGCCTTTGTGCATTTCATAATTCCCCAACATTGTTAAATCTATTGTAGTTGTAAGCTGGTTAAGTTCAGCGAGCTTGCTTTTTGCTACTTTGCTCAGATTGTTTGTTTTATCTGTGTCGACTTGTTCTATATGCTGGAGTAATCCGTATTTTGAAATACTGCCAGAGTTACTAGCTATGATTTGTTTAGAAATTTTATCAGAGCCGTTATCCGTAACGATAACTCTATTTTTTAAATCTTCCATACTAACAGATATAGACGGAGATGTAATAGAGTCTATAGATTTGATAGCGGCCACGTCGTTTACAATTCCCCTCAGATTTTCGTTTAGCTCGTATTTTTTTACGCTAAAACGACCGTCTTTACAGGTAAAATAATAGTAATTTTGTCCTGTTTTTGCTCTGTGTAGTTCTAAAAATTCTCTAAAAACATCAGCCAGTATCACATTTTTATAGATTTTTTTAACAGTTGCACCCATTGAGGGGATAGAGCCTACAGGGATATTAAAATCTCTGCAAAGTGTTTTAAATGCGTCTGAGATTTGCATACCGTTAAACTGTTTAATGATAGAATTTTTATTTAAGTAAAATCCAAAATCATAACCAGCATACTGGAATTTGTTAGGCTCATTCTGGGTATATTGAGAGACAATACCTTTTAAAATTTCATTCTCTCCGTCGAGTAAAGCAAACGTAGAGCCTACTTTTATTTGTTCATCAGTTGTAAAACTTATGGTATCAGCGACATTTTCTAAATCGTCCGACCATTCAACAGGGCCAACGTGTGGTAATTTTTCGCCATTGATTAGTAGAGCTTTCATCTTATAATAATCCATATTTTTGTAGAGCTTTTTTAGCCTCCGACCTTTCGGCAAGCTCAGCGTAATAGTTTATGTTTCTTAATTTGTCGTTTAAAAATTCCCATTTGTCGTCTGGGTATTCCGTTAGCTCAATCGTGTAAGTATAGTCCCTCGCTCTGTCTTTTTTATAGACAAAAGAGTCTATAGACATAAGAGCGTTTAAATGAGTCTTAAATAATCTATCGGTTATAACTACTCTTATTGGAAGTTTATTTTTTTTCATAGTTTCGTAAAATTTGATATAGTCGTAACCATTAGCGAGACTTCCTATTTTTTGCCACGAATAAGTTTTAAAGACAGGGAAAATAGCCGTCCAACTGACTTTTTTTAATCCCTCCTCTCCGATTATTCTTATTGGCCCTGACAAAGTCTCCATTGTCTCATTGTTCGCCTCTCCTCCGTATTCAATCTCAGAGGGTACATGGGGGAGTATATAAACTAACTCCCCTTTAATATCTGTAGTTACAATATTCATAATTTAACCTCATACAGTAGCCAGAGCCGTACTTAATTCAAGAGCCAATTTTGTTTTAACTTGTTCTACAAAGTCGTCTATTCCAAAAATGTTCCCATGTATATGTAGCTCTAGTTTTATATCTTTACTGTTGTTTAAAATTTGCTGTGTCTTAGGAGCTGGAGTAACCGAGTCCCCTTTTTTTAGGTTTATCAATTCTGGGCCATATTCTCCGACAATAGCTGGGCCGCCTGTTGAGTAGCTAGTCCCTAAAGCGTGTTTTTTAGGTTTTTCAGAGTTTTTAGCCTCCAGATTAGCTCTTTTATCGTCGGCCCAATTTTTTACTTTGTCTCCGATACCTCTTAAACCTCCAGCCAACTGGACGGCTTTACCTACCCACTTACAAAGAGCCGTTAAATCTCTTATAACCAGTCCTATAGGAGTTATCCAACTTAATAAAGTTGCTCCAAATTTTACAAAAGGGCCGATTTTATCCCAGACAGCCTTACTTACTGTTACTATAACCGTCCCCAGCAATTTTACGCACGCCCAGACAGCCTGTACACAGTTTCTAAATCCCTCAAATTTTTTATAAGCAAAGACAACCCCAGCGACAAGCACACCGATAGCTACGGCTATAGCTCCAATAGGGTTCATAAGCATTACAGCGTTCCATATTCCCTGAGCGGCCGTTACAAATTCTATAGCTTTCTGCAGGGTTGAGATTGTCTTAATAACTCCTGTAATGATGTTAAAACTGGCAAAAGTTGAGACTAAACCAGAGGCTACACTAATAACCAGCTCCATATTTTCTGATAAAAATTTAAAAACACCTACAAGAGAGTCAAATATAGGAGTAACCGTAGCTTTAATTTTAGGGATATTCTCCGTAAATTTATCTGCGAAAGTTTGAATTACAGGCAAGAACTTTGAGCCGACATAAAGTCCTAAGCCATTCATAGACCTTTGTATCGTATCAAAAGTATCTTTCATTTTTACGGAGGCGTCTATAGCCTCGTCAGACATTACCATGCCTAAATCATTAGCTTTTTTACGGAGTCCGTCTACAGAGTCGGCTGACTGATTTAAAAGAGGTTTAAGCTCGATAGCTGATTTACCAAATAGCTTATTAGCCATAATAGCCTTTTCTGTAGGATTTTTCATACGCTGTAAAGCTCTTATCGTATCGTTAAATACGTCCTCTTGACCTCTCAGCTGTCCTCTGTTATTTTTTACACTTACTCCGAGCTGTCTAAATAGTTTGACGCTTTCCTTAGAGCCTTTTTTAACTCCGTCCATTTGAGACGCTAATTTTTTATAACCCATTTGTAAAACGTCGACATTACTACCATTCTGAGACATGATATAGTCCCACTCTTGATATGCTTTTCTTGACATACCGATTTTTTGAGACATTTTGTCGACATTGTCTCCAGCCTCAATAGTTCTATTGACAAGCTGTTGAGTCGCAAGAGCTACAGCACCTATAGCGGCCGTACATACGACAGAGGCTTTTTTTATACCCTCTCCGAGTTCCTTAGATAATTTTTTAGCTTGCGTATGTAATTTTTTAGCCTCTTTCTCTGTTATTCCCATTTTTTCGGCAACTTTAGAGAGTTGAGGACTGCATTTATCTTTTAAGGCGAGTACGACGCCGATAGTTTTTCCCATTGTTTCGCTTGCTCCTCTTTTTCTGCTAAAAGAGAGGCCGCCATAAACAGCCTCTCATCTTCTGTCAGATTTAAAAGTTTTCTTAAATCGTGTCCTTTTTGTAGGTAATAATGAATAAAATAAAATTCATCATCACTCAAAATTACTTTTTTACTTTTTCTAGCCTATCTTGTGTAAATCCGTACTTTTTCAGGATTAAATTACCAAACTCAAAAATTTCAGCGTAATTATCCTCTAAAAGTTCACTAACCACGTCGTACGGTATCTCACAGTCAAACTCTTTTAAAAGTTCTTTTTGTCTGAAAAAAGAGCAAGAGTTATATATCAACTGTTTATATTTTTCGTACTCTTCGTCGTCAGTTTTCATAATGTCCGTAATTACGCTAGGCTTAATTTTGTCGATTTTAAAATCTTTATCAAATATTTGAGAGTGAAATACAGAGTAATCCTCTTTTAATCCTTTTCTAGCCATAACATCTGACATAGTGATTAAATTGTCGTTTACTTTTTCTTTTTTTGTCATAATAAAATACTCCTTATCTTAAAAAATTATTATACTTTAGCTATCCACTTATAATCTTCGGCCGCATACGGTATCTCTTCCTTAGTAGTAGTCTTTTGTTCTAAGTTCATAAGGTCAGCCTCATTAAAAGTTACACCTATAACTTTAATAACTTCCATACGTTTAGTATTTTTGTTATAAGCCTTACCCATAAAGCTAATCTCTGGAGTATTTCCGTTTTTGTATTCCTCCATTATGTCGATAATAGCGTGGTCTACTTTGAATTTTGTAAGAGTTCCTGTTAGTTCATACCCTACTACTCGCTTTTTCTTGCCTAAAAATTCAGCCTCGTCAATGTCCTCTATCTGGTTTGTTTGATGTAAGTTAAAGGTTTGAACACTACCTATAGGCGTCTCCTCGCTATCTGTAGACAACCATACTGAGCCATTAGTACCGTTAAAAATATCTGTACCTTTCATAATTTTTTATCTCCTTTTAATTTTTAGTAATATCCAAAAAGTAGAGATGTTATTAAAACATCTCTACAGTCATTTCCATACCCTCAATAGCGTCTAAAAATTTGACGTTTAATAAAGGATAAAACATATTTTTATATGTCGTTTCTTTGACGGTCTGGTCGTCCCAGCTATCTACATCTTTCCCCTGAGCTTTCCATAATGCACGCTGTTTTGATACATTTATATCAACAGTGTTATCATATCCGGGGTCAAATACTCCCAACTCTTCCAACTGTGTAATGTAATACTCAGCGGCCGCTAAAAATAAACATTGGTGGTTATAATCATTTTTGTATTTACCTTTGTAGCCAGTTCTAAAAGCGTAAATCATGTCCTCTTCGACTCTTTTCATACCCTCTACAATCGCTATAGACTTCATATCCTCTGTATATTCGTCGTCTGTAGAGGTTAAAGTATTTACAGGACTGGCAACTCTAACGCCCTCATCTTCATTGTATAGAGTAATTTGTCCGTATTCGATTGTATCTGGCAATACAACTGAGTCTAATTCCTTAAAAATTTTAAACGAGATAGACTTAGTATAAGGACAGCCAGCTATTACGCCAACGACAATAGGTAATAAGTCCATGCCTGTAATCTCTGTTTTATTTTCATCAGACAAAGTCGCTGACGGATTATTTACAGAGGCTACCCAGATACTATCGGTTTTTTGATCATAAACAAGTCCAAATTTTTTAGCCTCTTTACAATAGCTCGCTACTGTTGCCTGGTCTCCAACTTCTAAGCTGATTAGCCAGTTCCAATTTATACGAGTCTTGATAATATCTTGAACACTCGCAAAAGTGTCTTTATATTCCAAAGTAATAACCTTAGACGCCCCACCGTTAAAAATTTGTTTAATTTTCTTCTCTAATTCTGGCTGGTCAGGTAAGTCAAAGACAGCTGATTTATAAGTCGTTAGCCTATAAGTTGCGGCCTCTTCCAATTTTTCATTTTTTAGCGTAACCAATACAGCACCCTTAGAGCCTATCTTTATAAGAGTAGCGACTCTCTGTTTAAAAGCGACTGTAATAGACGCCATGATGTCCTTTAATTCTAGCTCACTTTTCGCCATGATTTGTTCTCCTTTTTATTTGTAGTTAATTTACTGACTCTATATCCAGCTCCATATTTTCCATAATTTCGTTATTTTCACTTTCAAAGCGTTCAACGCCGAGAGGTTGGGTATGCTCAATATTAAGAGTTACCGTTAATATGTAGCTGTCCTCGTCCAGATTTGTATTTATGCTATTGATTTCGACGTAGTTAATGTCCTCTTTATCGTCAAAAGCTACTACCGTTAGAGGCTTTTTAAAAATCTTTTTCAGTCCCTCTTTTACGGTTAATAAATCCTCCAGAGTCTCTTTTTTTGAGAAATAAATAACAGCGTAAGAGTATGTAGTAGTCTCATATTCCGACGCTGTTTGGTTTCCGTTATCCGTAATAAGTTTTATGTAAAAACAGGGAGGGCGTGGATTTTTAATATCTTTTGTCTGTACTTTTATCCCTTTAAAATTTTTAGATAAAATTTCTCTAATAGCTCTGTATATATCCATTGAGTCAATCATTTTAAAATTTTCCTCTTATCGTGTCGTCGACGTATTTAACCATGAATAATTCACAATCAGTTTTAAACTGAGGCTTAAACTCGACAGAGGCTATGTCATAGACATAAGCTCCCTGAGTGTAACTCGTAGCTTTTCTCTTGTCGTTTTTACGTCCCTCTCTTGTTGTAGGGCGTTTCTGTGTCTTAGGTATATTCAAGTGTCCGTATTCTACTAGGTGAGCGTGTGGGGAGCTGTTGTAGGCTCTACAGCAAGTATCACCGTCGTAATTGTATTTTTTACCGACTTTAAATTTTTTATGATAACTTTTCTCTGCTACCCAGTTTTTCTTTTTGCCTTTAGACGTTCCGACCTCTTTACGAGCAACTTTTTTAGCAACTTTTGACAAGCTCTGAGCCTCTTGTTTTACAAATTTACCAGCCTCATTAGGGTAAACCTTAGCTATAGAGCGTAAAATATTTTTTTTAGCGTCGGAGAGTTGGTCGAATAAAAAACCCTCCTCAAACATTCCACTACCCATACGTTAATAGTCCTTTTCATTAGTAAATACTTGTAATGTCTCGTGCCTGTTCCCCTCGTCCAGAGTATATAATACGTTGTATTTTTTACCGTCGTATTCTATCCAGTTTTTATCCGGGATTAGGTCTGGAAAATCAAAATAGGGATATGTAAATTTTTGAGTTGTTTGAGCGAGAACACTATCAGCTTGACGACCTGTTAAGAGTCCTCCTCCTCTAAATTCAAGTTTTGCGAAAACTCCAGCAACTTTTACAGCTTTTTCTGGAGTGTCCCCCATACGGTTAGTCTCCTCAGCCTCTTTGTTTTCCCATATTTCAATAAAATGTCTGTATTCGCCTCTATTCATTTTTTACGGCCCTCATTCCAATATGCTTAATTAAGCCGTCCAACGTATAAGGGACTGTAACGGCTGATTTTTCACTAAACGACTCTCTTTTATCGTAAAAATGAGCTACTGCCTGTAAAATTGCCATTTTATAGACTTTGTCCTCATCAGAGTATTTTGCTCCTGTCTGTTCTTCTATAAGTTGCTCAGACATTTTTACAAGTTCCTTAATATAAGCGTCGTCCTGAGTGTGTGAAATTCTTAAATATTGCTTAACCTCTGATAATTCTATAGTCATTTTTTAAATCCTTTATATTTTAAAAAGAGGCTAAAAACAGGATTATAAAAACCCTGTTTAGTCTCTTTTTTTATCATTCAATTAGGCTGTAATCTTTTCCAGCATTTCAGCCACTATATCAGCTTTAACAGTTGCCTCTAAAGTTAGTCCGTAGACCTCAGACGCTACGGCTTGCAACTGAGCCACGGTCAACTTATTAAGTAAGGTTTCTGTCATAGTTTCATTTTTAATAAGTTGTTTTAAATCATCAGTTGTAGCCGTTTCCTCGTAGCTGATACCTAAACGAGTACATACGTCTTTATAGTCTGTGGTCGAACTAACTACGCTGACTTTTTTTTTACAGCAAAAGCCTCATTTAAAGCTGGTTTACCGTCGCATAGTGCTAAAGCTCTATAACAAGTTTTAGCCGATTTAAAGCCGACAGAGGTATCTTTAGCAATTTCAAACGCTTTAACAAAGTTAAAGTAGTAATATTCAAAATCACCAAAAATAATAGCACCGTCTGGGACATTATCGTAAACTACGACAGGCTTACCAGATAAAGTAGGTACGTTTTTGTCGGACTCATCTTTAAAAATTGGCTTACCATTGTTGTCTTTAATTTTTTCAACTGTACCAAGAGTATTAGTTGACATTACAAAACGAGCATTTTGGTAATATCCACTTTTTAACCCTCTCTTTAAATCGATAATATCGTCATACGTCCAATTTTCGCCAGCTGTTGTCGTAATTTCATTTTTCAACGCTGTCAAGATACCTAAACCCTGTTTAGTGCCTGTACCGTTGATAATTGAGTAGTCAATCGCTCTACGAGCTTTACGAGCTAACATAGCAACGATAAAAGACTCAAAAGCGTCAATAGACATAGCCTCTAAATGAGCTGTAATCTCAATATTTTTGATAAGCTCCATAGCTGTAAGTGATACTGAGCCGATTTTATCGTCAGAGTCGTTACCACTAGCACCCTCATCTACCCAGTTAAAGTCCTCTGTTTCACCCTCTACAGGAATTTTTACATTAGACGGAATAGCAAAAGAGAATACTAAAGGATAAATAACGCCTTGCTGTTCTAATTTTTCTACAATTTTATTCATAGTCAAAGTAGGAATAACAGCACCTACAGAACTCTCAGCCGTTGTCATAGCTCTTTTTTCTACGTCGCTTAAAATTTTTCCCTGTAAGTTTCTTAAAAAAGCTGTCCTATACTCTTCTGAGTCGATTACGTTCTCTGGGGTAAACTGTTTTTCTTTACCTCTTTCCTCTACACCTGCAGGGGTAACGATAGCGTGTCCTCTTTCCTCTACTTCGTCAGCTAGTTTCATTCGCTTATTGATGTCGTCCTCTTCTGTTTTAAGAGCGTCAACCTCTGCGATAGCTTTGTCTAGCTCATCTCCAGAAAGTGTGTTGAGGGAGTTTCTTAACTCAGCCTTACGTTTTTGAATTTCTAACAATCTTTTAAGTGGGTCCATGATTTTTTCTCCTTTTTAAATTAAGTAATACAATTTTTGTTTATTTTTATAGCGACAGTTTGAGTATTGCTCTCTTACGCTGGTTTTCTCTCTCTAGAGTTTTATATTTCTCGTCCTCCGACTTAAAATAATTCCTAGCCGATACGTCCGTATCGTCGTAAGCTGGTATGTCAACTATAGAAACGTCAAATAGCTTGCCGATTTTTTTAATCGTTCTGGTATGAGTTGAGCTGTCGTATTCCTCCTCCTCAACAGTAAAAGCAAAGGAGCATTTATCGAGTCCCCCACCTTTAACCAGAGCGTAAACATCACGAGCCACGCTCGTATCAAATAAATTAGCGTCCCATTTTAGGCCTATATCATCAAGAGAGAGGATTAAACTACCTCCTCTATATCTCGCTAAGATTGGTATATCGTTAGAGTGATTGTATTTTAGACAACAGTCTTTCATGTCCGTATTGTCAAAAGCTCCTCTAGCTATAACCTCTTTGTATTCGACTCCGTTATATTCCCAGAGAACAGTAGGACTGTCATAAACGGCCGCATGTCCTGATAATTTCATAGAGTCGTTGTCTGTATTTGCTGTCAGGTCTCTTAATTCGACCTGTCTTACTTGTTTAGGTTTTAATTTGCTCATTATTTTTATCTCCTTTTTGTTCGGATTTTTTGTCTGGATCTGTTTTGTTTTTATCATTACCGACTCCCTGATATTCGTTAGCCTTATCAGCGTCGACATAGTTTAGAGATACGATACGCTTATCGCCTCCCTCGACTGGCTCAAACTCAAAAACTTCTCTACATTCGTTAAATGTAAACATACCGAGAGTTAATCCCTCTTTACAGATATTCATTTTCGTAGAGTTGTTGGCAAAGGTTAGACGAGACGCACTCATTACGATTTTACGGCCGAGTTCTAGCTCTCTCTCTGTGAAAATTTTTCTACTAAATTCCTCTGCTATCTGTATTGCTAAAGGCTCAATAGTATTAGAGTAAAAAGCGTTAAATTTATCCTCGTTAAAAGTTCCTTTGATAATATCCTCAGAGACTCCATAATAGAGATACACTTGATTATTCGCTATGAGTTGATTACGGCTGTCTACTGTGTAAGGTTCTATTTTTGTCTCGACAAAATCACATTTGCCGTCTAACGCTCCGATACCGTCTCCATTTTGCATATAGGACTTAACAAAATTTTCTTTATAGACTTTTAAATCTTCGCCTTTTAAGTTCCCAGCATATTTTAAATAACCTCTGAGCATTGATGAGGCGTTGACAGCATTTACAAAACCCTCAACAAAAGACTTAAACAGCTTTAAAACAGGGTTTACTATTATTGATTGTCCTGAGCCAAATAAATCGTTGTCGTTATAATGCCGTCTTAAATGTATCAGCTCTGAGTACGGTAATATCACCTTATAGAGTCCAGAGGATTTAAAATAAAATTTGCAATAAATTTTATTATCTTTTTCTAAAAATTCTATAGAGCTGTAAGGGACTGGGTAAAGTCCCTCTATGGTATTATCATCAGCATAATTGATATAAACAAAAGCGTTATTATTGGTTAATAGTTGAGATGTTACCTTATAAAAAAAATCGTATCTGCTGTCTATAACATTCGGACTGTTTGTCAACAAATACTCTAAACGCTTAGAAAATTTTGTTTTATATCCAATAACCTTAGGCATGAGTTTTGCCGTATGCTTTGCTATTGTGTCTATACAGGCTCTCATTAGTAAATTGTCATAGACTTTGTTATTATCTGCTAACAAGTACGGAGAGTAGCTATTAAGCATTTTTAAACTCTCATAACCTCCAGAGTCTGTACTCCTGTCTTTAAAAATATTCTTAAAAAAATTCCTTAATTCTATTTTCATAGTTTTCACCTTTTAATAAGTCGTAAGTATTCGTCTCGCTCGTCCAAATAAAAGACATAAGCGTTTAACATGCCAGCAAAACCGTCTATACGTCTACGAGGGTTAGAGGTTTTAGCTGGTTGTATGTTCTCGTTTTTGTCAATATCAGCTCTTACGTTGGTTAAACACCATTTCGTAATGGGGTTATTATTGTAATTTACCTTTTTGCTCATAAATTCAGCTTTTAAGGCTTTCATGGGGCCTGACAGAGTTTTTTTACCCTGAATTATCGGACGCCCAATATCCCCAAAACTATCACGCATATTTTTGACGTAAGCCTGAGCCGACCAACTATCGTAGCCATGTCCGTAGATATAGAGTCCGTAATCGTTCTGTATCTCTTCAAACCAGCTGACTACGTCGTCGTAATCGACTTTATTACCGTTCGAGACTCTAAGTAAGCCTAAATCATACCAGACGTCATAAGGTATTTTATCCTCTTTTTTTCGCCTATCCAGTAAGTCATACGGCAACCAATACATAGTATGGAAGTACAACAAGTCGCTTGTAGGGATTTGAAATAAAATACTAGCTGAGGTCAAGTCAGTAGTTGAGGATAAGTCTGTCCCTCCTATACCGTAATCAGGTTTTAGCTCTGATAAATCAAAAGTTATAGGATTGTAAATATCGTCATAGTCAAAATAAACCTCTGAGCTAGTCTCTGGGATATTAAACTCTTTTGTAAGTACGTTTTTACGGTTTATCGGATTTCCGATAGCGACATCTACTTTACGTCTCAGATAATCGTACTTTTTAGAGACTCCCAAATTAGGATTAGCCTTAGGCCAGCTTTTTTCGTCTGTCCATTCGTTCCTATCGTCCAGCTCGTATATAATCGGTAAAAATGCGTCGTCTTTATAGCCGTTATCGTCAAATAAACCGTTAATTAAATTCTCAGCCTCAGCGTATTTTACGTCGTACGCTCCCTCTCTGATAAATCCAGCTGTAGTAGTTATCAGGATTAGTGGCTCGTCTCTAGCAGAAATACCGTCAGCTACAATGTTATAAAGCTCTACACCTTTCCAAGCGTGTATCTCGTCGCACTCTGCAAGATAAATATTTAAACCGTCCTCAGTATTACTATCACTAGACAAAGGCTTAAAAGTTGAATTTGTTTTATCATAAGCCAGTTGACTGGTTAAACATCTTACGCGTCTTTTTAAATCTGGACTTTTTTCAGTCATATTTTTTGACTCTTGCCAGATAATTTTAGCTTGTTCTTTTTTAGTAGCGACAGAATAACACTCAGCGCCACCCTCTCCGTCTGCTATCAGCATATATAAAGCAATTCCAGAGGCTAATAAAGATTTACCATTTTTTTTAGCAACAACTAATAAAGCCTCCCGGAAACGTCTAAACTCTGTCTCTTTATCAATAATCCCAAAAACAGCTCCTATAAATGCCTTTTGCCAAAGTTCTAAAATTACAGGCTTATTCGCCCAGCGTCCTTTAGAGTGTTTACAGTAACGCTCGATAAAATCTATTGCGTGATTTGCTCTGATTTCATTATAGTAGTATTTTGATTTAATTTTGCCTGTTACGAGTTCGTATAGGTATTTATAAACCTTAGCAACTTTTTTAGAGACTACCTCCTTACCAGACTCTATTAAATTGTAATACTCTATAATTGGGTTACTCATTCTTTCTACTTCTAACCTCTAAAAATTTGTCAAACTCGTCCTTATAATCTGCAGGAGTAGTAGGCTTGTAATTTTCATCTACTGGGAGTAAGTCCGTCAGTTGTTTTATCAGGGCCGCTTTTTGCTTTGTCGTGTTCAAATACGCTTTATAGTAGGTAGAGTCTTTGAGTCCTTTTTGATTTGCTCCATTCTGATACTCTTCTACTATTCCGTAAGTGTCTACATCTTTCCTTAATTCAGCTGTTTTGACAGTCATATAAGCAATATCTTTTATCAAGTCTAAGGCTATGTTTAATTTATCCTCGTCAATAGCTTTATTTTTCAGGTAAGTTATAAGCCTTTTTTCTTCTGATTTTATAAGTTTCTCAGACGGACTCATTTTAGAGCGTTTAACAGTCTTTTTAGCTGTTTTAGGCTCTTTAGTCTCTGTTTTAGCCTTTTTTGTAGTCTTTTTAGTAGCTGTTTTTGTTGTAGCCATAGTCAAAAATCCTCTTTTATACCCCACCCCCTCATGTGTGCGAGACTTGTATTTTTTGAAGCTGGGGGTGCGGTCTTTTGTAAAAAATTTTTTAAAAATTTCAGGTGGGGGGAGTAAAAATCTTTAAAACCTTTGTCCCTCTTGCGTTTCATCTCTTCTGATTAAATCTCCTGACTCATCAAAACATAAACCCCACTCAGTCGGTGAGTATTTTTCGTTGTGTTCTCTCTGGTGGCAAACATCACAAAGCAATTCAAAGTTATTAAAGTCTAATGTTATCTCTGGATTGTTTACATTCTCTGGAGTCAAATAAATTTTATGATGTACTTGTTTACTGTTAGGCTTTCCACATCTCTCACAAATACCAAACTTTGACGCTATGTATGCTTTTCTTGCTCTCTTCCATTCAAGAGAATTATAAAAACTTTTAGAAAATTCACGAGCCATAAAAACCTTAAAGAAATACAGAGCAATAAATCAGCTTATCACTCTGTAAATGTTGTGTGTGTTTTGCTTGAAACAACTGAAAAATAAAAGACTCTAAAGCGAGCCGTAATCTGTTAATAGATAAATAGGAGGGAATTAAATTTTATAAGTCTTACAAACGCTTACTATCTTTTTATCACTCGCCCAGTCGGACTCGTTTAAATATCTAGCACGCTGAGTTTTAGAGTCTATAACTTTTCCATATTTAAAATCAATATGCTTACTAAAAGGTACGCTCTGAATAGGACACGATAAAGGCTGTCTCTCTCTTACTTTTGCTGTAGCCTCCAAATATTCCCAAGCCTCCGAGCCTGATAGTCTCTCTCGTTCTAACAATTTTCTACGGCCTCTAAGAGTTCCGTATCTGGTTACAGTTACGATAAGACAGCCACACTTTTTACAAGTATAGCTGTCTACGACTTCTTTTACGACTCTGTCAGAGCCTACAAATTTCTTTTGTATAGGTTTGTTAATATCGGTATCAATGCACCAATACGTCTCTGGGTCATTCTTACTATATTTAACACCACAACATACTATAGACATAGTTCTCCCAATTTCTGACGAGGTAGTCTTTTCGGTTAAAAGGCTCTCGACATTTGCAATAATACCATATTTTTTAGTAACCAGTTGGTTACTCTTTTATCTGTTAAGGTCGTAATGTAGTAATAGTAAGTATTCTCTAACGAGTCCGACTCTGTCTTTAACTTTGAAATATTTAAAACAAATTCTTAAATTTTTCTTAACATTCTCTACAGAATATCCGAGAATATCGGCTATCTCTTTGTTAGATTTTCCGTCTACAACTAGCTCAGTTATTTTCTTTTGAATTTCGTTCAGTTTCATTATTTTAGCCTCCTCCCTAGTTCTATAACCCAGACTCTATCAAGTCCTAAATCGTTCGACTCTGTAGACCGATAAATACACTTTATTTCAAACTCCATTCTTTCAGGGTTCTTTTCATAGCCTTTTTGAAAAATTACAGACTTATAAAATCCCTCTGGTCTCGTCAGTCTACTGTTCCAGTAATGCTTAATTTCTCTGTATTCTTTAGTCTTTTTGCCAGATTTGATTTTATCAAACCACTCATATTTAAGGACTAAATTAAGAGATTTTTTAGTTTTATTCATTCCTTTGACTCCTTTAGCTCTTTGTATTTTTTGTCTAATTCAGGCTGGATTTTTTCTCTATACCAGCTAATAAATTCGTCTTGATGTTTATCAGTCAAATATACAGCGTCAACACAACAGCGATAGTTACTTTTTACGTTACCTTTGCACTTATAACCTACAAACAGTAGGGATTTATCTTTTTTCATTAGTAAAAATTCCTCTCTTGCTTTTTGTAAAGCTCTGTATTAAATAGAGCTTGCTGTACCTCTGCTGGAGCTTTGCCGTCGTAAATTTTCTGTAAACATCTCTGGACTGTATACATAAGCCTTTTTTCTTTTTCTGCCTGTTCTTTTGTCATTTTTCCAGAGGTAATAAGTTTAGGATAAACAGCATAGCGTAAGCCGACCTCTCTTTTTACACAGTCTATCATTTCTCCCAAAAGCTCATAATCTATTACTTTATCTGGCATGGTTGTGTCTCCTCTGTTAAATGTCTGAAAATATGAGCTATAACGTCGACAGTCCAGCCGTTACCTATCGCCTTATATCGTTGAGTATTGCTGACGTGAGCCGTATAATTATCAGGTAGAGTCTGCAAGCGTTCACATTCTATAGGCGTAAGTTTTCTGACGATATAGTCTCCGTCTGGTAAATCTATAGGATAAACAACTCCGTTTTTAGTTGTTACAGTTTTATTTTTAACGGTTATTATCGTTCCTTTTTTCTCTGTTGTAGCTGGCTCTAATACTTGCGACTGCTGTACGTTCTGCCCTAAAGCGTTAGCCTTACCGTCTGAGCGTATTTCAACTCTCAAAACTCTTTCTAATACCATTGAGTCTGTATCTCTCAGAGTCAAACTATTAGCTTTACCGTCTGTTTTTATTTCAACCCTTTTTACTCTAGGTCGTCCGTCTTTTTTTTCTGGGCCAAGTTCTCGACGCACAGGGTACAGGCTCTAAAACTACGTTATTATGTTCCCAAGAGTTAGCCGTAAGTGTTGTAGACTTTTCTAAGTGGATATTTCCGTTATTTTTTCCTCGAGGACGCTGGTATAAAATAGGCTCTCCTATAAAGCTCGCTCTACTCTTTGGAAAATCTGAGTTAAAAGTCTTTTTTGCGTAATTTGCTGTTATAGGATAAGATTTACTGTCGTAAGTTTCTCCAGACTCTACAATATCTTTCAAAAAAATATTTAAGTTTTCAGGCTGTCCAATCTGTCCTATGTTCGTCCAATACAATCGTTTACGACTCTGAGCCGACACTAAATCTGAGTTTATTAAAACAGGCTCTACACCTAAAATCTGGGTTATAATGTCTTTATTTTCTTTCGTCATACTGGCTACATTTTCCAGTAAAAAGTATTTTGGTTTACATTGTCTAAGTGCGTCTACAAACCTAAAAAAGAGGCCGCTACGCTCTCCACTTAGTCCCTTACGGTTTTCTTTTGCTATACTTAAATCCTGACAGGGACTCCCACCGATAAGCAAGTCGACATTTTCAAATTTTGTAAAATCTAAAAATCTAACGTCTCCAAGCTGTACAGTTTTTGGATAATTCGCCTGAGTGATTTTTATAGCGTTCGCCTCAATCTCAGAGGCGTAGTAGTTCTCGTATTCAATCCCAGCTCTATTTAAAGCAAGCTGGCCGCATGATATTCTGTCAAATAATGATAAGATGTTTTTAAGTTTCATTGATAAAGTCCCTTTTATGTTTTGTTTCTGGTTTTCCAAATTTTCTAACCAGCTCCATTACTACAGTTTTCATCTGGCATGGGGTTTCCATAATCAAAGGAAGATAGCACCGAGAACACATACAGCCTATCTCGTAACACTCTACGGCTGACCGAGTCCAGCGTCTCGCTACGTCTCCTTTTATAAGACGCTTTTTCCTCATAGATAACGTCTCCCTGTTAGCGTTACGTCTACATAGTCGTATTTTGAGTAATACTTATGAACTGAGCCGTCTACAATAGCCTTATCGTCTGTGTAAGCGAGTCCGTTAAGAGCGTCGCATATATTTTTAGAGATATTGTCCCAGTCAGGTTTTACAGTTGGTCTTAAAATTTTGTCCTCTGCAAGTTTTAATTTTTTAGAGCTTTTTTCGATATAAGCTGGATATTTAAAATAAACATCTAGCTTTATTTCCAAATTAAAGCCGTCTAGCTCGTGGGGTAAGTGTTCTGGGTATTCCTTTTTAAAAGCAAGTTTTACCCAGTTGGCATAATTTACCATATCGTCTGGAGTGTACTTAACTCCATTACGTCCAAATTTGACAGACTGTTTAGCCTTAACTTTTCCCATTATTCTAAACTTATACTCTTTTAATTCGCTCATTTTTTAAATCTCCTTTAATTCCCTCGAAATTGAGGGAGATAAAATCCCCCTCTTATCGAGTTTTTAACGGTTTTACTCCTCTGGAGTTTCAGTATCTCCGTCTTTTTCTGTTGTTTCCTCAGTAGAGTCAGTCTCTGGAGTCTCAGCCTTTGGCTCTTCTGTAGTTTCTGCTGGTTGTTCGTTTTCAGTTGTTTCTGTATCTTTAGAATTATCCTCAGACTCTGAGTCAGTTTCAGTCTGTTTAGCTACAGTATCAGCTTCGAAAAGTTTTGTTTGAAAATTCGTTAATTTACTGTTAATTTCAGTAATTTTAATCTCGTAATCGTCAAGCTCTTTTTCTGTAAGCTCGATATTTTGTCTATTTTTATCTGCAAGCTCTTTATACTCTTTTAGTAAATCCTCCATAGAGTCTATAGCCTCGTAATTTTTCAAGTGTTTTTTACACTCTTTAATATCTTGCTTTTTAGCGTTGTCCTGTACTGCATTTGAGACAATCATTTTAAGCTCAACAAAAGGCTCAAAGGTTAGCGTACTTGCTAGATTTTCGTATCTTACAGCCTCTGTCTCCAGCTCATCAATTTTACGTTTTAAATTCTCTATGCTTTTTGTATAGTCGTTACGTCTTTCCAGTAGTCTTTTTTCTTCCTTACTATTTGCTATGACTTCTGGTACAGGCTTGTTAGATTTTTCCTGATTTTCGTTATTTTTTTCGTCAGTTTCTGTGTTGTTTTCTACAGTTTCTGTCGTTTCTTTTTCTTCTGGAGAGTCTGTAGGGCCTGTTGTAGCGTCAGGAGTTACTACAGCGTCAGTATCGTCTGGAGCTTTAACTTCCGAGCTATCCTCGTTAGTTGCCTTTTCAATTTCTTTGGCTTGTCTTTCCAGCTCCTCAGCCTCAGTCTGAGAGATTATCTCTGTACCCTCTGGGAGCTTGTCAGTTTCACCGTTTAAAAATTCTTTGACATCTGCAGGGGCGTCCTCCGGGATTGACTCGTCTTTAACTTCTGTATTTTCTACTGTAGTTTCCGACTCAGCTTTTACTACGTCTTTTCCTCTGGTTAATTCGTCCCAGTCTGGAGTATCGTAAATATTACCCAGATAAGTTTTTTTAACGAGATTTTTAGCGTCATTTTTTAGTAAAAATTTCTCAGTTGTTCCGACGTGTTCGACCATAAAGCCTCTTTCGTCGTCCTTAATTACTTTGTGATAAGGTATCATAGCTCCTTGCTCTTTATAGACATCACCTACAAAAATAGGACTTTGTCTATTTGCGTCAAAGTAACCAGCTGATACCTTTTCTGTTAATGTTTTTGTCATGATATTCTCCTTATTTTTAAAATAATGTTTGCTGAGTAGCTATCTCAGCGTTAGTTACTGGTAGAGCTGTCGTGGCCTCCAGTCGCTCTATACTGGGTTTAAAATATTTTTTCTCTTTTTCTATGGCTATACAGCGACGTTTTAGCTGTTTACACGCTACAGCTGTAGTCCCTGAGCCTGAAAAAGTATCTAAGACTAAATCTCCCTCGTTGGTGGAGTTGATTATAAAATTTCTGATTATGTTTAACGGTTTTGGCGTAGGGTGAGAGTAGAGCCGTTTATCCTTTACGTTTGTGTGTGTAACGTACCATGTACGCTTAGTTTTAAAAGTTCCGTAGAGTTTTACTCCTGTCTCTCTAAAGAATAAACATGTCTCTTTATCTGAGGCGTAACGGTTATTACAAGCTGGGACTACGTTGTCTTTACACCAGTTTATCTGTGTCCAGTTACAGCCTTTATCTTCTACAAAATATTTCAAGAGTGGTAAAACTTGACTCTGACTACAAAAAATATAGATGTTTATTTTTTTTAGGACTCTTACAAATTCGTCTAAGATTGAAAAATCAAAACTCTCAGAGATAGACTCCAGCTGTTTATAGTTGAGTTTCTTTTTTACTCCAAACGCTCCAGACCCCTGCTTTACTTTGATGTCATACGGAGGGTCAACTAAGACCAGGTCTACAGAATTTGTCTCAATCTCTTTTATTAGTTTGTAAGAATTTCCTAAAATTATTTTTTGCATTTTTTAAATCTCTGATCTGTAAATTGTTTTAATTTGACGCTCTAAATCTCTCTGGATTTTAGCTGTAGCCATTTCTAACTCTAAATCTGTCATTTTTTTTGAATTAGGGACAGTAATATTCCAGAAAACTTTATCACCCAGTAATACAGCCTCTTTAGGATAACGTACGATAGTTTTTATCTCGCTGTATTTTCTTCCTGTTTCGTCGATTTTTTCAAAGTCTCTTATGATACTCCCTACAGAGGTTTTACACTCAGTATCTACAACGGTAAAATCTATGCTACGACCTCCGTAAAGATTTACTCTTATTGTGCAACCAGAATATAAACCCTCTTTTGTTGCCTCAACTTTTTTATAAGCTGGTAACATATCAGCAAAATACTTAGGGACTGGGAGAGTTCTTGTCTCAGCCGTTTTAAGGATTTTTGTATATAATCTGTCCCAGTCTACTGGATATTTTGTCGATAAAGCTAAGTCATAAGCTCTTATCAGAGTTCCAGAGTCGTCGTGTACTCGATAAAAAGTAAATATTTTTTCTAAAAATTCTAATCTTTTCATTTTTAATAACCCTTTTTAATTTCCGTACTCGTCTACACCTCTCTCGTCAGCGTATGTCTCAAAGTCATTTTTCTTTTTGTCATACGTCCCAGATAAGACCTTAATATAGTTATCATCAGAGAGTAGCCAGATGTAATTAGGCGTAAAGTTCGGTAAATCAAACTCAATACTTTTTAATTTTTCTAAAACTATAGGGATAGTCTCTTTAAAATTTTCTATCTCAGTAGCAAGTTCTATGAGCTTATTTCTTTGATTTATCATTAGATAAGGCTTACTGTTTAAAATTTTTTGATATTCCCTAGAGAAAAAATCATTTATTGGATTTATATATGGGTCAGGTTTCTTTTTTTCTTCAAAATTTTCTTTTTTTTCAGAATTTTCTATAAATAAATCTATATCTTTATCTAGTTCTTTATCTATATCTTTATCTACTGCGTTACTTTGCGTTACTGTAACGTTACCTGTAACGTTACTTTCTGCGTTACACTCTAGTAATTTTGCCTCGTTCTTTTGATTTTCTCTGAATTTTTTAACTCTTTTTCTGGTTTGTTCTTTTATTAAATCCAGTTTGTCTACGCTCTGGTGCTTTTCCCAATTTTTTATAAGAATTGCGTTAGAGTCTAAAATTTCAATCATTCCAAACTTTTGGAAAGTTGAAAGAGCCAGCCTGATATGGTTTACAGGTCTGTTAAACACGATAGCTAAGGTCTCATCTGTATATGGGATATTTTCTTTAAAATAAACTAATCCTCTATCGTTTAACTTGCCAGCTGTAATCAATAGTTTTAACCAGATTACTATTAAAGCGTCTCCCTCTGGCATTTGCTCTATGATTTTTATAGCGTCGTCGTCAAAAATATCAGTAGTAATTTTAATCCATTTAATATCAGCCATTTACTTACCCTCCTCAATCTGTTTAATGTCAAAAGACAAATACTCAGAGGTTTTAGTTTTACGCTTTTTAGTCTGGATTATGTACTTATCCGTCATATATAAAGCGTCCTCTAACGGAAATAGAGCTTTAAGATTTGCTAGAGCTGATTTGTAAGTTTTATCAGCCTCTTTAAATTGCTCCTGATTTTTCTTAGCGTCGACGTAATCGTCTACAGCCTCTAATACGCTCTCATTTTCGACGATATTGCCAATAGCCGTAGACAGGTCAGTAATACAGATATGCTCGTATTTACAGCCTCTACAAGTTTTTAAATCGTATTTGATACGGTCTGGGTAACAGAATTGAGATTGTAAATCTGCTATATCTTGCTTAATAGACTCATTTTCTGGGTCGTCTTTTAGCTTAGACTCTAACTCAGCAATAGCCATTTTTAAGCGTTTGTTTATAAATACAGCATTATTTACGCCTTTAGCTCTTTTTACTAACTCATTCCAGTAAGGCTCGTTAAATTTGATAGCATTTGAGCCGTCAAAGTCCTTAATAAGTTTAATTTCTCCAGTAGATTTATTCTTAGCGAGAAAATATCCGTAAGGATAAAAGCCAGAGTCATTTTTTAGGTAACATTGAATTTGAGCGTAATATTTACGAGTCCAGCTGTACTTTTTAAAGTCCTCTACTGTATTTACAGCGTCAAACACGTTAGGAGACATAGACTTAATCTCACATGGGAGATATGCTGGCTCTCCTTTTTGGTTTTCCTCGAGGACAACACAGTCCAACTTACCTGTAATATTTGCCTCTGATATGCTTATATGGATTTGCAAGTCTTTTACTTTTATTCCAGCCTTTTGGAGTTCTAAAAGTAACTGGTCCTCTTGTAAATTTCCCTCGTTAAAGATAAAGAGTAATTTATCCTCTACCTCTTTACCCTTTTCCCAGTCGCATTGTTGATATACTAAGTATCTGCTACAATCATGCCCAGCCTCTGAGGCCCAGACAGAATTACACGAGATTTTTTTACTGCGTTCTGAGACTATTTTATTACGGATTTTTTCGGCTATATCTGGATAGTCAATCTCTCTAGCCTTAAACTCCTCAGCTGGTTTAATTATTTCCATTGTCTCCCCCTCCGTTTTCAAGAGCTTTGATATGCTCTGCGTAAGCCTTATCTACTTTTTTGGCTAGATATTCAAGTGGTTTTTCTTTGACTTTGTTTATGTCTGAATATCCCTCAAAAGTAGAGCCGTCTTGTTTTGTAAAGCTGGTATGTTTTCTAAGAGTCTTTTTCGCTAACTCTAAATCACCGTTACAAATTTCTACGATTTTCTCCCAGACAGCTTTTTTCTTTTCTGCAAGTTCAGAGGAGTCAGGCTCTCCAGTTCCGTTAAAGTTAAAGCCTCTAACTTTAGACATATCAAAGCCGTAAGCCTCCAGCTCTTCTTTTGTGAACTGTAAACCGAGTTTCTTTTTAATAGCTCTTTGTAAAAGATTTGCTGTCGCTTTTTCTTGAACTTTTGAAATAGGTAGAGTCTGAGCCGATACTACGACGTTTTTAGTCTTGCCGTTTACTTCTCTCTCTTCTTTTAGTTGATATTGACTAAACCAGTCGTCAAAAGAGTCAGCCGTACCCTCGTAAATCTCGTAATTTTCTGGACTTGATTTATGCCATACTTTGCCTGAGATATGAATAATGTAGTGGTTAGTAGCCTCGTCGATAACTTCTTTTTGATAGTTAATACGTCCCCCTACTTCGTCCTGTCTTACGATAAGTCCAAAGAGGTTAGCCAATTTTTTACAGCCATAATGGTCTATGTAAGGTTTTCCACCCTGTAGCGTGATGTCTGAATAGCTAAGAACACCACAAGCGGCCGCTAACATCTTTTTACTTTGTTCTGCTCTTCTTGCGACTTCTGCTGGGTCTGGTAAATCAAAGACACCCACGTCCATAAGCTCGCTTTTTTGTCTAACTGCAGGGGTATTTGAGCTGTTACCCTCTGTAGCTACGATATAATCTGTAATTTGTTCGTTGTCTAACATTTTTGAGTCTCCTATTTTGTCATTTCCAACAAAGTTTTAAGCATTTTAGCTGGTGATAATATCATTGTTTTAAAATCGCTAGTCCCGGATTGGAGCTGTAATAATCCAAGTTTGTCGTTTTGTTGCAATTCCTTATAACAAAACTCTCTTACTCTTTCGTGCATTAGTTGAGTCAATGCGTTTATGTCAGCTTTCTCCTTATTAGTCCAAAGTCTTTCTTTAGTCTTATAGTCTAGCTTTTCGATAAACTCTATATTGATTTTATGGAGGATAAATACCCCCCCCCCTCGTTATCTTCTACAGCCTCTGTCTGTAGACTTTTTGCTCGTTCAGTTACTAGGTCTGAGTGTAAATATTTTTCTGCCTCTGTCATTTCTGCTGTTGTCATAATTTTTTCTCCTTTTCTTTTTTTGTGTGTTTTACTTTTTTCTTGATTTTTTGACGTACCTATCGTAGTAGTGGTCTAACATTTTACGAGTTTTTATTTTTTTCATTTCTTCCTTAACTCGACACCAGACAGGGAGATTTACTCCGTCTGACCTCATGTCGTCAGCTGTAAATTTTCTGGTTAATGCCTCTTTTACAGCGTCCCACTTTCTCTGAGCCTCGCACTGTCTTTCTTTTGTAATTTTTGCTTTTAGATTTTCGATAAAGTTTTTAAACATTTTTCTTTTTCTCCTGTTTAAATCGGTTTTAAGGCTTGTTAAATTTTTCAGATGATAAAATATACCTATGAGGGGTTAAAAATTCATTCTGGCTTATCCTACCTATCCAGAATTTAATTTTTTGTTTAGTTACTTACATAGATTTTTGAGTCTTTAAACTTTTCTCGTAAATTTGACTCATTTTATACAACTGGGCCGAGTAACTAGCCAGACAGTCGAGAAAATCAGCACGAGAGTAAGGCTTATCCTCTATCTCGATTATCAAATTAGGTTTATTTCTCTCTTTAATCTCCTGTCTCATTCCTCGATTTTTCCTGTTTTTGGGTACACAAACTAAGCCCTGTAGACAGAGTCTAGTAGCTTGTTTAGTTTTTGATGTAAACGACTAAATAAAATTAAAATCCTAAACGGTTTTTGAAGTCGTTAAAATCTTCTCTAGTTACATAAAATTTGTTACGGATTTTTTCGGCTTTTAGTCTGCCGTCTTTGATATACACTCTCAACTGCTTATATCCTATAGGCAATTCAGAGAGCATATCGTCAGTAGTTAGTTTAGGCTCTGTAACATTCTTAACATTTACCATGACTTTTTTCTCCTTTCGTGTTATATAGTTATAGTAAGTTACATACAGTTTAACTTTTAAAATTAAACTGCCTTTCTCTGTATGTAAACATACTAATACTAACTAAATATTATGTCAATAGGGTAATTAAAAATCTATGTACAAAAGCTGATATAAACTAATAAAAAGAGGTCAAGACTATGTATTTTAAAGATGTTCAAGCAATTTTACAAAACTTAACAGACGCAAGAATAACACATGCCAAAATAGCTACTGCTCTGGGGGTAACTACTGGAGCTGTCTCTCAAAGGCTAAAAAAACCTAACAGCATGCTTAGGCTTGATGAGATTAAAAAACTTGAAAATTATTTTATGGTAAATCTGCAAAACCCAGACGAGGTCTATAACTACAATAGAGCTTTACAGCGTTCAGCTGATATGATGAAAACAGTAGGGGAGCGTTTACAGACTGTCCGTAAGTATTTAAACTATAAAGCTGAGGACGTAGCTAACGAGTTAGGAATAAAGCTAAGAACTTTGGGAGCTTATGAGCGTAACGAAAACTATCCACCAGCTGAATTTTTTACAAAGTTTTTCGATAAATACGGAGTCAATCCAGATTACATTTTAGAGGGTTATTTACCTATGTTTAAATCTGAGCTGGAAAATAACAAAACAGAAAACACCATGCCAGACCCTGACGACGACATTATCGAGATTGAGCGTATTGAGGGTATGCGTCCTGAGTGTGGTAACGGCTCTGAGTGTTTTGTCGAGCCTCTTATCGAACCTTTTAGGATTAGCCGTCGCTCTATTACGGAGTATTTACGCTGTAGCTCTCCAGATAATTTAAAAACTTTTAGAGCCTCTGGAGACAGTATGGAGGATAAAATATCTGACGGAGACTGGCTACTCGTAGATTTAGGACGTAGGGACGCCTCTGTAAGTGGAGTTTATATATTCCTAGCCAATGGTTTATGTAGATGTAAACGCTTAAATATCACTCTTGACGGACGCTTAGAGGTTAAATCTGACAACCCTAAATATGATATGGAGATTGTAGGCCCTAACGACAACATAGAGATAAATATTATCGGTAGAGTTATCAACAATTTAAGTAGAGGTTTATAATGTCTGATATTGCTGTTATATATGCCAGAGTCTCTAGTAAAGAACAGGAGACAGGGGGTTACTCTCTTCCAGCACAACTCGACTTTTTAAAAGAGTATGCAAAATCTAAAGGGTTAGAAGTTGTTAAGGTATTTACTGAAAGTATGACAGCTAAAGAGGCTGGACGTATTGAATTTAATAACATGCTCAAATTTGCTAAAAAACAGCGTTACGGCTGTCATGTTATTGTTGAGAAAAACGACAGACTTTTAAGAAACGAGGACGACGAGGCTTTAATCATCAATCTAACGGTAAGACAGGGCCTCATAGATTTACACCTAGTAAAAGACCATTTGATTTTAAATCGTTATTCTACACCTCATGAAATTTTTATGTTTCACATGATGTGTGGTATGTCCTCTATGTACCCTCGTAACCTCTCCGGGGAGATTAAAAAAGGCTTAGATAAAAAAGCCGATTTAGGGGACTACCCAGCTAAAGCACCTATCGGATATAAAAACGTCCGTTCTTCTAAAAAGAGAAGTACGATAGAGATAGACCCTACTAATGCTGGATATGTAAGTAAAATTTTTGAGTTATACGCTACTGGTATGTATTCCTATAAAACTCTGGCTGAGCGTATATCTTTGGACGGATTTTATCCAAAGAATAAGCCATGCTCTCCTAAATTAGTTGAAAAAATTATCATAAATCCGTTTTATATGGGAGAGTTTGAATTTAACGGCAAACGCTACCACGAGGCAAACCATACACCGATAATTACAAAAGAGTTATTTTATACTTGTAAAAAAATCAGGGAGAGACACGACAACCCTAGAAAAATAACGCATGACTTTTTGTATTCAGGTTTAATTACTTGCTCTCATTGTGGCTGTCAGCTAACAGCTGAAATTAAAAAAGGTAAGTACATCTATTATCATTGTACAGGCAATAAGGGAGGGACTTGTAAAAGAAACAAGTATCTAAAAGAGGAATATATAGACGAGCATATCAGGACTCTTTTAGAGAAAATCCAACCGTCAAAAGAGGACGCTAAAGCTATTGTCGAAAAATTTAAAGAAATTGTAAACGCTAATTTTGACTATGATAAAAAATCAATAGAAGAAATAGGCAAAAAAATAAGCCTGTTAAAAAACAGGCTTAACAAACTTTATATTGACCGATTAGACGGCATGATTACAGATGAATTTTATAGAGAAAAAAAGAACGAGTTTCAGGGTGAACTAGATGAGCTTGAATTAAAGCATGACAATTTTTTAGCCGAGACAGATACTTTAGTAGATATGGCTACTCAAATAATCGAACTCTGCAAAAACGCTTATAATCACTATTTACGCTCCGATAATGAAAATAAACGCCTACTCCTAAAAATTCTGTGTTCGAACTTTTTATATGACGGCTCAAACCTAGTTATAAAGCTAAAAAGCACCGTTGAGCCAATGCTCTTAGGTGCTAATTTTAATAATGGTGGACTATTTGCATCGCTATTCGAACTCTCCGGCAAAAGAAAAATTTACCTGGACACAAAAAATTGTGTCTTTTTTGCAACTTTCGGTTTAAAAAATATTGCCTAAATTCATCTTAACGATGGAACATATATCGTGCAAAAGACTTGAAAACAAACAACAACAAGTTAAACTACAAATACAAGCAGCAAAGGAGATATACCAAATGAAAAAAACAGTTGAAAAAAATTTAGAAAAAATTGCTAAAGATGTTTTGTTCGTTGAAACTTTAGAAACTCGTAATTCTGACGGTTTAGATTTTTATGATATTTCTGTTTGGGGTTTAAAAGAAGCATTACTTCAAGCTTACAAATTAGGTCAACAAAATAAATAAGGAGCTGTAATTATGATAGAAAAAAATCACACATTATTCGGTACAAAAATTAAAAATCTTAAAACCAACGAAGTTGGTCTTGTAATTTACACCTGGGTTAATCAATATGCAGATGGGCCTGTTGATTTTGCAACCTGCGTTGATTCAAACGGCAAAAAATATAATATTGAACTTGATAATATTCAAATAGTTGAGGAGGATATTTAAAATGATTTTGTCTATTATTTATCAAAATGATGTTATAAAAATGTTCCAATTAAAAGACACTGTGGCTAATATGAATGAAATAAACAAAATTGCGAATTCTTTACCTGCTGCTTCTTTTAATAAAGAAAAATGTTCATTTTTTTGCAAAAATAAAATTACTGCACAATTGATTTATGGTTATTTTTGTTTAAAATTAACAGAGGGATTAATATGATTATAGCAAACAGACGAACACGACAAGAAAGACAAATTACCCTCCTTGATTTCAAAAAGGAATTTGCAAAAGATATAAAAACTGCTTTTGATAGTTATTGTAAAACACAAAACAATAAACCATACTTTGCTCTTATAAAATGCCAGGCTATTTATGAATCAGAATTTGAGTTTAATTTTCAATGGAATTTTAACAACTTCGGGAATTCTGCTTGGTATATAAAATCTTTGTAATGTCCAATAGTGTCCAAGGTTGTTAAAATTTATTTATTTTTATTCCATATTTTATAACTAACTTTATAACCTTATTTTTACTGAGTTTTACCCTATTTACTTATAATTTTTATCCTGCATTTGAGATATTTGGTGTCCAATTTGTCCAAAGGTTTTAATTTTTTGTCCGAAAATATTACTTAAAAAAATTCCATAAAAAAATGGGGAACTCTATTTCTAGAATTCCCCTCCGACTTGTATACAGCACAGAAAAACAATGCGCTTTGTGTTTTACATATCTTTGATTTTCTTTATCCCCTCCCATATTGCATTTGCAATTTTTTCTTGATTCTCTTTAAGGAATTTTTCCTCTTTCGGATTCGACAAAAAGGCCGTTTCAATTAAAATTGCACATGCATTGGTTCTTTTTAAAACATGGAATGTTTCATTTGATTTTATTCCACGATCCCTCAACCCTAAATGCCTTATTAATTCTTCTTGCATAACTTTTGCAATTTGTCTACCTTTAATTGAGTATTTATAATACCAAGTTTCCGTACCATTTGCCTTCGGATCCACGGCAGAATTGCAGTGTATTGATATAAAAATATCGGCACCATATTTGTTTGATTCTTTCGAAACATCATACAAACTATCTTTTTGCTGATAAACTTTAAACTGATATCCGTTGAGTTTCATTCTTTTTGCAAGAATTTCAGCTATATTCGCACAGATTTCACTCTCTTTCAAACCATTTGCAGATACTTTCCCTGGATCTTTTCCCCCGTGTCCGGGATTAATAAAAAATTTCACCATTTTCCTCCTTTTTTTTCGATTAAAATATCAAGTTTGTGATCCATACAATTCATAGTAGTCGCAAGGTTTGAATGCTGCATATTGCAATATTTGCAAGTTACATATTCGTTTTCAACCCAGTTAATTCTTTTGTGTAATGATTCATCTTCAGCTTTTAATTCTGCAATATCTTTTTCTAAAGCCTTTTGTGCTTCGTTTTTAATAAATAATTTAACAGCAAGCATACCGAGCCCACCGCCGCCAAAAAATGAAAGCAAAAAGACGACTACATCATGCGTTGTTACTTGGTCCATTCTAACCTCTCTTTCGCAAGAGCATGATATAATTCATCCGGTGTTATTTCTGGATTTAATTCTGTAAGAATTCCTTGTTTTTGTAATTCTCTTAAATGTAATTCTGAACAATGACGAACCCACTTTGTTTGTCTTTTGGTGCAAACACTTCTGAGGGCAGACATAAACGGATAAAATTCCCCAATATGTTCTGCAACATTTAATGAGAACATCCTGGTATCAAGATTAAAATCTCGCAAAATAAGCGCATAAACATCCTTTGTATTAACCAAGTAATCAAACAATGGTTGCACTGAAGCCCTCATCGGTTTCATATCAAAAATGCACAACTTATTTTTGTATTCAATGATTGAGCCAGTATGCGAAGGAATAAACTCTTTATCTTTGCACTTTAATCCCTCGGCCCAACGTACCACTTTTGATGTTACAGAATTATTTTTGGTGAAAATTGCACTACCAATTAATCTATCCTTTTCTATATCAAGCCAACTTTGTATGATATTTGGCGGCATATCAACAAATGCCGAATTAAAGTGTACCTGTGTCATAACTAAAACCTCACTCTTACAAAAAATATAATTCCACTACTATTTTGCTCCTGATTCTGATATGTCAGAGCCAGGAATATAAAATTTGTATGTATTGCGGTTGATATTGATGTTAAACCACGAATTTTTGTTTTCAATTTTCTGTTTTTCAACACTCCCATCGGGTTTAATTTGTGAGTTTAAATCAATACTCGCATATGTTTTTTCGTTTTTGATTTCTTGAACTGTATTTTCTGCAGCAAGAACCGGCAATGTGCAAAAAACACACATTGCAATAATTAAAAATTTTTTCATTAATCCTCCTTTTTTGCCATAGCACGTGCAGCCTTATATTCTTGAAAATATTCCTCTTGCTTATTTGCAAGAAATACTGCCAATGCCTTTAGCTCTTCGACTGTCATTTCAACGGAATTCTCATATTTATCCGTCACATCAAAAATTCTTTTGGGGAACATAAAAGGAAACATTGTTCCTATATTAATTAAATTTAAATAAACTTTTTCTGCCCATTTTGGCTTATAATAAAACCCATTCGTATATTGAATGGGTTCATCAAGTTTATTCTTATAATTTTGATATTCTGGAGTGTCATCCTCATCAAGTACTGTTGTTTTTATGTATTTCTGCAAAATGTAATTGTTGTATTCTCCTTCAGTCATCAAACATTCAAGATATGTATATTTTTCAATTTCCTCTCCATTCTCAGCTGTAACTATTATTTTCTCAATGTTTTGCCTTACATAAATTCCTGCAGCTGTACTTGTATTATCTAACTCTGCCGGTTTTGTTAGACTTTCCACTTTTTTCCAGTTTGGTGCCATTGATCCTCCTTTTTGAATAATTACTCATAATCTTTCTTAGTTTACCCAAATTTACAAATGGTGCAATATATTTCATGAATGCTTTGTATGTATTCGTTCTTTTGAACCAACCTTTATAACTCAACATTCTTGCAGCATCAAACCAGGTAACTTTTTCTTTTTTAGAAATTCTTCTTGCAGTTCTTGTTGCACGTGCAAATATACCTTTTCGAATCGTAGTTTTATCTCGGTAAAATTTAAACCCCATAAAGTCAATAAACCTACCTCTTCTATTGCCCTGTCTGTCAATATAATCAAATCTATAAATCTGATAGTTTGATTTTAACTCTAGGTCCATTTTTCCCAAATATTGTTCAATTGCATATAACTTTTGGTGTAATTCTTTTTTGTTTCTACCGAATATAACACAATCATCCATGTAGCGAACATAACACTTCACTTTCAGATTTTCTTTTATAAAATGGTCAAAAGGCTGTAGGAAGAAATTTGCAAACCATTGAGAGGGGTAAAAGCCTATAAGCAAACCTCCCTTATAAAGTTCACCATCTAGTTGATATTCATTAGAGTCCAAGATATAAAAAATTAATTTTAACATTCTTTCATCATGAATAATTTTTCGGAATCGTTCCTTTAATAAATCAACATTTATGCTTTCATAAAAATGGTGAATATCAAATTTTAGAACATATTTTATTTCTGATTTATTTTCTTTTATAAATTTTTCAAGATACTTTTTACCATAATGAATTCCTCTACCAGGAATTGAACCACAAGAAAATTGGTACATTCCTTTCATTATTATCGGTTTTAAGGTCTTTATAACAATGTGATGTATCCATTGTTCAGGTTCTTCTTTATCAAACCGTGGAGGAACAATAATTCTTGGTTTTCCGTTGCACCTATCAATCCTTAAAGTTGCCTGATGCATAAATGGAACAAGATCTCCGGCAATGATTTTCTGCCGGAGAATTTGTTTATATTTGATTCTATTGCGCAAAATGTCCTGAATTTCCGGGCGGTCCTTTTTGCCTTTGATTCCATCATCCAGGGCCGGATCCATAATCTCATCACTTATTGCTTTTTCAAAGAGGTGGTTATAGCTTTTCATGTTCTCTTACTAATGCCTCACGGATTTTCGACTTGCTACTCATCCATGCCTCTTTTTCGGCTGATTTTCGCCATGGGGCGAGGATAACAATCTACAATGTAAGTTTTAATATTTTATTAGCAATAGAGCGCAACGCCAAAGTTCCAATTCGAGTGCGACACCGGATTGTTGACATTGAAAGAAAACGGACCAACAAGCAAGCCGTCATTCGGATTCGAGCCAAAACGGGCGAAGCCGGTAAAATATTACCCTTTTATATCAGTAAGTGAGCGCAACGCCAAAGTTCCAATTGGAATACGAAACAAGATTGTTCACAGTGAACGCAAAAGGGCCACAAAGAGAACCGTTGTTCGGATTACCGCCAAAACGGGCGAAGCCAGTACATTATTACCCTTCTATTTTAAATGTGCAACAAAATCAAGTCTACCGTTAGCATACCATGAACAAGCTTAACTTTCACATGCCGGTCTTATTTTTCTCTCTTTTCCACCCACCCTATTTTGAAAAAAATTTTTCATGAGCCAATAGGCTCAATAGTAATGGGGGAGGGTTCCCCCAAACCCCCTCAAAGAGGTTATAAGTAAGAGAGCGACACGCCAAAGGTCCAAGTCGAAAGAGAAGAGGCGTCGTTGACAGTGAACGCAAAAGCACCAACCAACTAGCCGTCATAAGGACCCGAGCCAAAACGGGCGAAGCCGACCACAGAAGAATTTGACCAGCAACCATCACAATAATATGTAGAAGAGGATCCTCCGGCTTCATTTGTTGGAACTAATCCCAAGTGCGGCACGAGCTGCATTTTTTTAATATACAGTTGTGAAATTGTTCCAGGAAGAGTTACTCCTGAATCAATATAACCAGTGCCATCTGAATTATAATCTTCCACGGTTGAACCGTCATCTGTACCTAGGCACATTTTGTATAGAAGTTTGCCATTTTTTTGAATAACTCCTTCGGTGATCTTCCAAATCTCGCCCCACCAATCTTCCATCCAGAATACTGTCACTCTTCCATTGCTATTATCACCATAGAAACGACCTTTTTTATCATTTGTTCCAGTAGTTATTATTTGTCCTGTATTTGATTCATTTACATAGCCAGTATATCTTCCGGTGCCAAATGCAGTTTGAGCATCTAATGTTTTGGACATCAAAATCAATAAATAATTTATTAATCTTCTGAAATTATATACATCTGCTCTCCAGCCTGGACCGTTTGCTTTTGCATATTGGAGTTGCAAATTCCCTGCGACACTCCTGCAGCAAGATTGTCCGGACAATGAACGTATTATGTTGTTTATTAATGAACCGTTATATAAAGCCCTATAACAATAATCTGCGTAGGTTCCATCGGCTTTTTTGTGAGTCCAGCAGTCGTAATTTTCATCAACCTGTTTATTGGCTATGCTGATATGTTTTCTTCCATTTACATTTTGCTCTTTTATCCATATCTGTCCAACTTGAAGCATTGCATTTCCGTCATAATTAACATTTTTATTATCTGACGGAGTTACACCATCGGCTTTCGAACCAAGGTCATTTTCATGCAAATAATAATCAACAGTACCATCTGTTTTTAACATACAGGGTTTTATTAAGTCCATAAAAAAGGCCCCTTCCCAGGAACCATAATTAAATTTTTTAGTATTATAATCCATATATGCCGGTTTAAAATCCTTATTATCTCCGGCATATTGTACCGATGTATAAGGATCGCTGTCATTATTATCAATTACAAATTCATACACTTTGGTTCCAAATTCGTTTTGAGAATTTCTGCAATATACATCATGCGTTGAATAAGGAAAGGCTTTATAAAAATAACCGGTGCCATTTGTATCAACTAATGGAGTAGTTGAATGAGTTCCCCATATTGTAATATCTGCAACAAGTTCTCCGTCATTTTCGTTCTTTGGATAACTGCCGAATTTTTTTCTTATTTGCGTTCCGGCCCAAGTACAGAGAGTAAACATATCAATTACTGTATTTTTGGGATCATTCCAGGTTAATTTTCTTGTTGCTCCAACTTCTGTAATATTTAAATTCGTACAAACTGAAGGAGGAATACCCTGTCCTTTAGCGGAATATTCACGAGAAATATTTACAACAACATTAGAGGCATTGGCAACTTTTACAATGATTGTTGCTTCTTCTTCCACAGATATGCTGCTAATATTTGATGGGATATAAGTTGCAATATCTCCTTTGTTACCGTATGCATACAAAACCTCTAATTGTGTTTCCGGATCGATTGCAAATAACCCAATTTCTCTGAACGTATATCCTGTTTCCCCTTGAGTAATTAATGCAGTGATTGAAATGTTTTGTTCATCAACTTTTGATTTATCGTATATACCCAATTCCTGCAATGGGTTTATTAAATCCGTAAGTGTTGCCGGGTTAAGAGTGCCTAATTCCCCATCTCCAATTTTTACTTTTGTGAATGTTATTGAAGCACCTAATTGTGCTTGCGTTAATATTGAATGACCGGCTGTTGTCAAGCCGGTTTGTATAGTTGAGTCTGCTGTCATTTATTCCTCTCCTAATATATTTCTACAATCAAAGGTTGTTTTTGAACGAATAGAAACCCCGACACCTGTATAAAAAATTCCAGAGCCTTGCAGCAATAAAACTATTGCATCAAGCCATTGAGATTTTCTTTTTGTTTTTTCCAGGGAACTTAAAAATAAAAGCAATTTATCAGTATATGAATTTACATCGGTTGTTTCAATCTTAAAATGGTGCGGCGCAATGTTGTCATACTCAAAATGTTCTCTTAATTTTGCGTGTGAAAAATATGCAGATAGCACCTCTTCAACGGCTGCAGTTGTTGCCCTGGTCATGAATATTCTGTCAGAATTTTTGCAGATATTTCTTTTGGTATCAATATCTGCCGTTTTGTCATACCAACTTATATCACATTCCCATGCCAGTTCATCAAGTTCGGATTCCGTCATCGAATCAATCCTATCCCAATCGCTTAATTTTTTAAGATCCTGTGCAACTGGTCTGAATATTTCATCAATGGATTCACTTAATGCCTTTATGCAACCGTCATCTTTCATAAAATCCGGCAACAATTTTATAAACTCAAGTGTATCAAGTTTCACTTATTCCTCCTCTATCGCATGGGTTACTATAAGATTTTCTGAAAACATTGCTAATTCACAAATTCCCTTTGGTGACACAATTTTTTCTCCAGAGTATTTGTATTCATTTTCCTTCGCTGCACCAACTTTTGTTGTTAAACGTGCATCTTTATAAACCATTGTTTCTGTGGCAACATACGCATCTTTTTCTCCAACACCGGAAACATAGAAGATTTTCTTTTCATTGTCATATACAGAATATGAAGTTACACTATTTGCTGTTCCTAAATCTGTAAACACAGGCTTTGTTATTTCAACTCTTTTAGCTCCTGCGTTTACTAAAAATGCCCGCAACTTATCCGGATTTATATCTCTTTTTAATTTTGCTGACTGCCATTTGATATATTGATCTATTGCACCACCCTTATTTTCAATTGCAGGTACTGCATCTGCTTCCATATCTTCTGTAGTGAAATACTTTAGCTCTATATCGTATTCTTTTACTACTGGTCCATATGCATGAACTTCATCATTCATTGGCCTTCTGTTTTTAGGAGTACAGCTTTTTAAAACTTTATCCAAAATTTCTTGAGAAGGAATTTTTGTGCCTTTTACCATAACCGTAATATCGACTCTACCGGCTTCGTGATTTGATGATGCTTTAGCATCTTCTATACTTGCATCAGCAGAAAGTGCAAAATACTCGTAGGCTTCTTCCGGACCAGCTGTTGAAAAACCGGCAGGGGCTTTTCTGATTCTTTCTCTGTAATTATTGTCACCGGTGCCGTCATCTCCATCTGGGTGATTATCACTCAATGGATATGGTTCACCATCGTCACCTTTACTTGTAGTTGTAACATTTTCAACAGCAACAATATAAGGAACATTACTTACTTGAGTTGTTATTGTTCCCGGAGCATATCCGTTATAAACAGAACCTCCGTTTTGTGCTTTTATTGGAATATCAATGTATAATTCTCCTGCTGTTATAACTCCTACTTCTGTGGTTTCAAAAACCAAAACCCCATCGGGTGTTATAGTTGAGCCTTTTGGAACTGTAACATTCATACTTAAAGGTGCGGCTAATTTGTATCTTTCAACAGAAACTGCATATTCTTTTTCTAATCTGGTACAGTTGACACGTCCCCCCAAACAATCCAAAACCTCAGCTTTTGCATATCTCAGGAGTCTTAATTTTGCTTTTTCATTTAAATCTGCATATAAAGAACACATCAAAATAATTATTGCGTTAGCAAAAATTCTTCTTTCATCTCCTGAATGTAGTTGGTCAGGAACATATTTGTCTAATTTTTCGTTAACTATATCTTCAATATAAGCATCATCAATTGATGCAAATAATTCGGCACTGTTTATGCTCATATTAATTCTCCAATACTGTTATGTCAGGAACAATTTTGAGGTTATGGTCTTTCGTTTCAATCACGTCAATTTCATTAATACTCACACGTTCCTCATAGGTTTCTATTTGTTCTTCAGCATCAGCAATAGCCAGAGGTTTGACCTCTTCAATGGGTTTATCGTATAAACTTCCATCTAAGCCCATATCACGCAAATATGGAGCTTGGCCACGAACAATATTTAAAATATTTTGTACGCAAACTTGCGGATCGCCATTGCCTATGCTTCTCACGATTTAATTCCTTTCGCCTTTTTCTTTTTTTCAACATCTTTTGCATTGACTGCAATTGATAGTTTACTTTTTGAAGCCTTTTTCTTTTTAGCTGTTTTCTTCTCTTTTTCTTCTTCGGGTTCCCCGAAAGTCAAAGTTATATCCATTGAAATAATTAGCCCATCCGGTGCAAAAACAGCATTAGAAGGTTTGACCTTCATTAGCATTGTTTTTAATGGTCCGAACCGTTTTCCTCCCAGGATAAAAGTATCTTTAACTCCAATAATGTCGCAAGCTTTAGCATGTTCTTGTTCCGGGGATGCCCCACACATTCGGTCAACAGTATAGCTTACTGATAAGGAGTCTTTTTTATAGCCCTTAACAACTATTTTGTCGTTTCCTCCTGCACCTTTTTTTGATTCTGTTTTAACCCCAAAAGAATAGCTAAGGGAATTAACTGTCATTATTTTATTATCAGATATTTCCCATTTTATTTTATTGAATTGTGCTTGAATTGTCATTTATAACCTCTATTGCGGAGGAGTTGTTTTGCCACCTTGACTATCTTGGTGTGTATGTTCATTGTATGAACCGCAAGATTTGCTTACAAAGTCTGTGGCATTGACATTTCCGCTTACCGTTTGTGATCCATTTTGAGTTGTATTTCCATCAATTATTAAATCGTACGGAATATGTTCTTGAAAATTCCCATCTGCTCGCCCTAGAATATATCCGGATTTATCCTCAAACAGTGCATACACGACTTCTATTCCAGGTGCTAAATTTCCCATTGTTCCACGTAAATACCAAGGAATTACAAGGGGCCTTGTTACAGCCCCTCCAGTTAATGATATTATTTTAGCTGTTGTCGCATGTCCTTTTACGTCAACAGGCGAAGCTTCAATTGACGAGATTTTCCCTTTTAAGATCTGTGACATATTGCTCCTTATTTTAAAAATCTAAAAAAATGATTAGTTTTTTTCTTTACATAATCATGCCGGATTTTGGTATAAAAAACATTTCCATCATTAGATGCTGCAGTTGCTGTTTTTAAAGTAACAATACTTGCAGCAGATAAATCTCTCATTATATCTGATTGAAAATTTCCAGTCTTTAACGCACGATTCGCTTTAGCTAGAATATTCTTTGCATACAAATTACCTTCGGCTGAATTATCAATATAGCCTTGTAAGATTTTTCTGCAAACATTTTCATTGTTTATTCCGGCAGATGCGAATCCTGAAACACTACCGTTATCAACTTCGCAAGCTCCGTAAGCATTTATAGAATTGTCATCGTATTTATACCCTGTGTCATCTTTTACTGTAATAGTTTTAACCGGGGTAGATTTTTCAATTGCTTCCGGAGAGTATAAAATAATCTTTCCGTCATAAATTACAAATGCGCAACCTTCTAACTCGCATCTCTCAGAAATAAATTGCAAGTCTGACATATTTTCTTGTTCCAAAAATGGTATTGTTCTGTTTTCAATATCATAATTTTCTGCCCCAAGATTATTTCTGCCGGCAATTTCTGTTATAACTTGCAAAAACTTTGCATTGTTCCAGGATTTATTATTTTCTTTAGCAACCTTACGCATTTTGTCGGGGACACTTGAACCAGTCAAATTCATGTATCCATTTTCCGGCAATACTGATTGTATAAACATCTTTCCGGTTTTTGCAATTCCATCTATAACCTTTATTGTGTCGTGATTGTTCGGCTGCCACCCATCCCATAAATGGTTATTATCAGAAAATTTTATTTTTATTTCATCCGGTCTATCTTCAGCATTCATTTCATGCTCACATTCAACGATTGTAATATCTTTTGTAATATCAACATCGTTGTATAAAACTTTTAGCCCTCCTCCTGAACCAGTCGATATTCTTATTTCAACAAATGAAAGACTAATTTCGCAATCCACAATTTGTCCGGTAGGAGTTAAGTTCATATTAGAACACTGACAATCTGTTAACATAAATAATGTTGAAAATAATCTTCTTCTATCTATGTATAAAGGTGCTATTACCCCCTGCATTGTTTTTATGGTTTCAAGTTCTTTTAAAATATCAACACCTGCACCTGTAACAAGTTTATAAGGAAGCGAGAGATTTCTCAACTCGCTTCCCCCTCCAGTTTGTTTATTCGAATTTCCATCTGTTTTTGTTTTAACAGATAGTTCACTATCAATGCTATCAATCATTTTAGAACATTCTGGGGATACATCCCATTTAAGTTTATAAAATTTTGCTAACATCTATCTCCTCCACGGTGCCAATGTTTCCGTTGATTCAATTTCCGAAACAACAGGAACAGTTATTTTTTCTCCACCTTCAAAAATAAGGGTATCTGAATATTGAGGATTGTAATATCTTAAATACTTGCTCATGCGTTCTTCGGTGTATAATCTGTGTGCTAACATATCAAAGGTTTCACCTTGTATTGCTGTTTCAGTATATGTTGTTTCAACCGTTACAGTCATAAGTTTTTTTTAACCTCACTTTTAATTCATTTTCAACAAAGTCCATAAATTCGGATTTACACTGGTTTATTTGTTCCATCAATGATTTCTCGTTTACTGACCCTCCACCCTCAAGTTTAATTTGAGGAGCAAATACAATGTCGCCAAATGATATTATGGTTTCTCCTGAAGAATTATTATTCCCGACACCAAGCATTTGCCCGGCTTTTTCCCAAATATCGATATTGCGACTTCTGTATTGCTGTTGAAAAGAAATTACAGCTTCAGTGCCATCTTCCCCGGCTATAGATAATCCATCTGTAAAGCCACCACTTGCGAGCATCGGTATTACGGGAATATTAATCGAGAAGCCTTTTCCTCCTAATCCAGGAACCCAATCCGGAATCTGAATTTTCATAGCATTTATTCCGGCAATTACTGTATTTATTATTCCTATAACAGCATTTAATGGTGCTTTTATAAGCTGTGCCAGTCCAGTGAATGCATCTGCAAAAATATTAACTACATTCTGCCAAGCTGCACCCCACTGTAATGTAAAAACATTGACGATAAATTCAATAATGTTTGCAAAAATATCTAATAAATTTGTCAATATCGGCATTACTAAATTTACAGCCTGTACCAAAGCTTCACCTATAATTGCACACAAAACTTGTAATATAGGCATTAATGCTTTGATTATTGTTACTAACGGAGGCAATATTTCAGAAATAATCTCCATAAATAACGGCATTAAAATTGCTAATATTTGTGCAAGTAGTGGAAATACTGCTTCGGCTAATTCTGCCATAATTGGTGCGAATTCTTCAATGTATTTTGCAACATAACCGAATATGTCGTTTACCATTGGAACCAATATCTCAATAACTTTTTGAATTACCGGTGCCATCTGTTGCATCATTGATGAAATTGTCGGCATCAAATCAGAAACACCATCAAAAATTGCACCTGCCAAAGGTTCAATTAATACTTGCATTTGTTGTCCAAGTAGTTGAGATTTTTCGGCAGCATCGGCTGTATCCCACATGGCCTTCATAATGCTTTCATCACTTTCGTTCATTGCATTTGTGAATGCTTCTAATTCAAGTGTTCCGTTTCTGATTGCAGCAGCAACACTTGAACCGGCTCTTTTACCAAAAACCTCGTTTGCAAGTGATGTTGCTTCGGCTGCATCTCCGGCATTTTTTATTGCTTCATAATATTTTTGGAAACCTTCAGCAGCTGAGACTCCTTCTTCAGCAAAAACCCCAACTGATTTTTTTAGAGCTCCCATTATTTCATCTGTACGCACACCGGCTTTTTCAAGTTGGCCCATCATTGCTGCTGATTGTTCAAATGAAAAACCAAGTTCTTGCATCTGAGGCCCGTAGTTTTTTAAATTTGACATCAAGCCAGTGAAACTTGCCCCGGTTGCTTGTGATACCTTAAAAACATAGTCCATTTCTTTGCCCATGTTATTGGTATCAATATTCCATTGTTGAAAAGCCTGTGAAGATGATTCAATGGTTGCATTCAAATCTTCGCCAAGCATATCGCTAACAGCGATTGCTTGGGAAGATAAGCCAGAAAGGACATCTCCTGTAACCCCTAACCTTGTATTATAATCAGCAATAGCCTTGCTTGCATCTTCCATTGTAGTCGGCACGGATGAATAAACATCTTTGAAATCATCTTTCAAAGCTTCAAGATCATCACCGGTTGCTCCGGTACCAATCCTTATTGCATCATATGCTTCATCAAATTGAGAACCAAGGTCATATAAACTTTTTCCTATATCTGCAATGGCTTTAACTGCAACTACTCCTGCCGTAACAAATGCTGCACCCATGGCTGCAGCTTTGAGATCTATTCCTCCCAATGCTTTTTGAGCTTGTTGTAAACTTTTCCCAAGAGAAGGATCAACGGCACCGGCAAGTTCTACAACAGTTTTCATTGTTTCTTTTTGTGACACCTATCTTCTCCTTCTCTTGGTTTTCATTTTAAGCTGCATCTCTTTTTGCATTTTTTGTTGTTGAGCTCTCTGTTCTTCAAGGTCTTTTAGTGCTTCTTGAATTTCATCCATTAATTCGATAACGGGTTCTCTGTAGAGCTCTGTGACAGAACAGTGGAATTGTCTTGCGTATCCTCTTGCGGCTTTTCGGAGTCGTTTGATTCCTGGATAGCCGGCCTTGAGAAAAAACGCAAACCTACCATTGCCATCTGACAAAGGTCGTATCCTTCAACCCTTTTTAAGTCATTAATATCAATTTTTGGATTACATTTGATTATTGCGTGCATACCCAATAATGTATGCATTAAATTATCATTTTGTGCGACACGAAATATTGTTCCGGCTTTTGGACCAAGCATTTCATTTCTTTCTCTTTCAATTTCGGCTAAATCTTCAATTGTGATTTTTCCAATATCATGTGTTAGTTCCGTATAATCTTCACCATTAATTTTTAAAGGTGTAGTTAGTTGTATTGTTCCTTCTTTTGTCATTGTTTTTCTCCTGTTTTAAGTAAAAAGGCGGTTGTATCACCGCCTTTTAAGTACATACATTATCTACAATAAAGATTGAATTTCTTTAGCATAGTCTTTTCCATTAATCTTGCAGACACCTTTTAGCTTATCGATTAGGATTCTTTCAACCCCATCAGCATATAATTGGTATCTTGTAACTTCAAATGTTACATCTCCACTCCAGCTTGAGCCTGGTTCAACAGCTCCACCCGGTATATTTGAAGGAATACCTCTTAAAAAGGCTTTGTATCCTTTAACTCCGGTATCACCTGAAGTTTCAAGATTATTTGCTACAAATCTATACTCAAATGTTTTTGAGTTTAACTCTAGCATGTTAAAAAAGCCTTTATCCATACCGACAGAACTTACCGTTGATTGCATAGCTTCAGTCAAACATGTAGGAATATTGATTTTCCCTAAACCGTTAACCTCTGCTGTTATAAAGGTAATATCCGGAAGCGATAAATTCACATCTTCAGCAACAACAATATTGTCGCATAATACTTTTGTTGCAAGAACTGCACCCATTTTTTCTAATGACATACTATTCCACTCCTTCCGTTAATGCTGACAATCCTTCATCTGTATAGTTAACTTCAGCAGTTGCAGATTTGAATTGTGGTGTTGTTGTAACTGGTATGTTGAATTTAAAATCACCCTGAACCATATCTTCAGTTGAATTTTCTGATGCCAAGAAGTAGATTTTTGGTTCCCCGACTAGCGATCCGATTGCAACAAGATTATCCAATTCATTTTGTTCGTAATTCAGAATTGAATCTCTCTTTGCAGGAGAGAATGGTTTGTCGATTTCTGCACTGTGACGTTTTTGGAACGTGTTTTCCAAGTGCATTAATGTTCGCATATATGTATCAAAGACACATCTAACATCATCATCTGAGCCATATCTGAATTTAGCCGTATGACCACCCCAGAGTTTCATCTTTCCACCATCAGAATATGCGGTTGAAATACCTACTTCATTGAGGTTATTTGCTTCCGCCCTATCAAAACCTTGGTTTGTTGAATTTTTACCAAAGTATTGAGAGGTTGCTGGAATTTTCTTATTTGAACATGTTTCGCAAGGCACGTTTTTATGTTCATTATCAGCTCGCATAAATTCAACAATACCAAGTGTTGAACAATGGAAGATTCTTTCAGTTCCGGCATCATAAACTTGAGGCCAGAATACTTTTGTTCTTTCACTGTCGTATGCATTGTCGACTTTCCAAGCCATTGCTTCTTCATTTGTGTCAATTGTTGTTTCAACAGTTTTTTTGACTGTTCCAAATGAAGTTAAGGTTTCTGAATTTCCACTTCCAATGGTAACGGTATGTGCAGTTGTACTAACCGCAGATACCGTGCCGATTGGTTTAGAAAGGAGCCTGTTTGCAAATGCAGTAATTCCGGTTTTAATTTCTTCAGAAGTGTAGAATGTTCCTGTAACATCACCACTATATTTATAAATATCAGTATTGGTGTCAGCTTCTCCGGTCAATGGAATATCTGCAACCGCAAATACATCCCATTGATCATTAATTTTCTGAATTGCTGTAACCATTGCATTATAAACTTTTTTATTTTCGTTGTATTTTAAGCAAGACAACAAATTCGGAATTAAACCTTGCATCTTGTTATAAACAAGTGGCAATGCTCCGATTCCTGAATAATCTCCGGCTGCTGTTTTACCTCCGATTATTGTATTTTCATCAATTAATGATGTATCTACTTCATAGAATGAAAGTGTAACATTGCCGGCTAAAGGCTGGCTTCCTAGCGAATTGATTAAAACTTTTCCTGTTGTAAAGTTATAATCAACAGAAAAATCAACATCCTGGGTTTTTTCAGCGATAGAAATTGTGTCGAGAATTACTGTATCTGATATAAATTCAGCTCTTCCGTTCACGAAGTTCAATGTTTTAGTTGTAATTTCTTTTTTTCTGTGAATTTCCGGATCTAAAACATTAATGATATAAATTGGGCCAATATTTCCAAGTTTATTATCAAAGTGTGCGCCAATTGCTTCGCAAATCGTAAAGCTATCCCAATCTACAGAATAACCCACTGTTTTTTGAGCATGTAGGTAATTTGATAATTTTGTCGGGTTATTAATGACCTTTTTCTCTTTATAACCTTTTACAAGGTTTACTGGTGCTATACCAACATACACCGCAACTGTTCCTGCTGAAGTTACACTTTTTGCAGCAGAATTGCCGATGTATGCATACATACCATGTTTGTATGCCATCGTTTCCTCCTTTTATGTTTTGCAGGCTATAACAAATGATCGTATTTTTTATGAATAGAGGTTTTTCCGAATTCTCCGGTAAAGGTTAAATATGCAAACCAATAAGGATAAAAATCAGCAATAACCCCCTGCTCTTTTATAGGTCCTGTTTCGATTCCATCTTCTAAACGTATTCTAATTGGGCCGATTAATTCTTCTTTAATTAGTGCATTTTCAACATATTGAACAAAATTCAATACATCTCTGTAACCTTCAGCATTTCTTTCATATTTATCCTGGGCATGCAACCCCGGATTCCAAATAGAAAAACCAAGTCTAATATTAATCAGACCTTTTCTTTCTTTCGGGAAGTTTTTATTGTTATCATATTGAACAAGAATTGAAGGTGCTGCATATTTCTTTTCCGGAAGAATATCTTTCGGGGGAATATACATTATATGCACATCGGGATTAATAAGTTGGTAGTTATAAGTGCCGTCATTGTTATCATCATTAGGCCGTTTATACTGTAAGTAGGGGCAAACATTTTCCTTGAGCCAATCTGCAATTAATTCCAAATTAGTAAGTGTGGTTGTCATTCCTCCTCCTTAGGCAGTTCTTACCTGAGACAATGCAATTTGTGTCATTCCCATATTTTCATCCCAAGCATCAATGGTGTATTCTTTGTGATCCACGAGCAAATGTTCATCAACACCTTTTCGGCAAGGCAAATCTTTTGTATTGGCAAAAATTAAGAGGCTACTTTCGGATACTCCGAGTTCTGCCCCTGCTTGCCTTTCTCTCAATGCTTCATCATCAAATATACAAGTAATTTCCTTGCCTTCAATAAGGTGTTTTGAACCAAGTTCTTCCACATTTAAGAATACGTTTTTAATGTCATTTTCAAGCATTTCTTGAAATGTCATTATTCAACAATCCCATCATTGTCACCAATTTGTGGAACATCACCTGCCGTTGCTTCATCTAATAGGTCAATGATTTGTTGTTTTGTAGTATTATCAGGATCCGGAATATCAACCCCTAAATCTTCAGCAATTTTTAAAAGTTCCTCTTTTTTATTTGCCATACTATACTCAATAGCATTTTCTGGAGTATCTGGGTTTTCATTTTCATCCTTTTGAGGTTCTGTGGAACTTTCTTCTCCTTTTTCCTTAACATTTTTAACAGGAGCAAGGCTTTCTCTGTATCGAATTGGCTTATCGGCTTCTGATTTTAATTCAGATGCTTTTTTTGCAATTCCTTCAGATATTAATTCTTTGGCTTTTTTATCATCAACTTCAAAAGGTTCACTATCTTTTGATTTTGGCACTACTATTCCTTGTTCGGTGTGCCCATATACACCTTTAATAATTTGTATCTTCATGTTTTCTCCTCTTTTTATGCTTCAATTACTTTTGCAGTTATCCATGCGTGATGTCTGTTTGGCATTAACAATGGAGCTGCTGCTAATCTCAATTCTTTTGATTGACCTTTTTTATCAGTCAATATAAGAGGAACTCTGTTTTCTGCATATGTATGCCATTCGCCATCTTCTTCAATCTGATTTACTGCACCATATGAAGTTGTTCCACAAGCAGGAGCCAATAATGTTGTATATCCTTTTGGTAAATATGGAACACTTTGACCATTGTCATTTTCGTATTCTTCAACATATTCCAAAATATCAACAACATAACCATTGCAATTTAATCTTGCTATTTTTGCAACACCAAATTCTACAAGCTCAGGATCAACAGCTCCAACATTATAATTTCTGTTATCTAGCAATTCTTTAATTTTGTTATTATTTAGAATTGCCGCACCAACTGTTGCATCAACAAGAAGCTCCGTGGATCTTACTCCGTTTGCAGCTTGCACTTTACACATAGCTGCAATATCGCCGAGAATGTCAGCTGTCGGCTCTGACCACATTTTTGATGGAGTATAAATCCAGTCGTTGGAATCACCTTCATAGAAGTATATTTCTTTTTCGAGTGTAACATCCGGATCATCAGTTTTTTCTTCCATTACGATTGATGCATTAATTAAAAGTTGAGCTGCCATCCAATTTTCTCTTCTTGCAATTCCTTCATCCAATTCGTTTTCATCATCAAGCATAATTTCTGATGCTCTATCTTCAGGTGTCATTTGTGAATATAAAGCTTCACCCATTCTCTTTTTCTTTAGATCATCAATTGTAAGATTTCTTTTTGGTGCGATGTATGCCGGTGCAAATGTTTTTGCACTATAGCCATCACGTTTCATTGTTACCCCACCAACTCTTGGCGCTACAAATGGTGCAAGTTTTTTGTTTCCTTTTTTGTATTCAACTAGAACTTCATCTGTGGTAAAATTCTGACCATTCGGGAAGTATCTATCTTTTAAAAAGGTTGAAAATGGTTTTTCTTCTTTTATTGCAGCAATAAAAGAAGGCACATGGTTATAATCAAATGCCATATTATAATTCCTCCTATAAATTTCTATTGTTAACCTAATACCTTACCAACCAAAATATTTTTGGTTCTTAGCACATCCTTATCCGCATTCGTAATGCTATAATTAGCTTTAACCTTGAGTGCATCAATATTGAAGTGTCCTGACAAATATGCAACTGCTGGTGCATCTTCAGCATCTGCAACAACAATGTCATCACATAATACACAATCAGCAGGCGGAGTTTCAGTTTTTTGATTTTCACTAGAACCTGTTGTAATAGTAGTTCCCAATATTACCATTTTCCCGCTTGCAGCTTTAGCAAGAATAGTTCCTCTTTTTAATGTTCCTTGCCCTTTGGCAATAGTTACACCTCCGGTGATTGCCTTAACATCATCAGAATAAAATAAGTTATCATATTGCACTGTTGCAATATCTTCATTTAATTGATTGCTCATTTCTCCTCCTACTTTCTATTTTTCTTTCTTTCTTGTCTTTCTTTTGCAAATTGTCTTGCTTCGTTAACCTTTTTCTGATCATCTGTTAAATTATCAGAAAGTGCTTCAGCGCCATTCACTTTTGCTGATGATGAAGTGGTTGCATCGGCATTTAGATTGTTCAATGCTGCAACATTTTTGGGATCTGTTTGTGATAAAACAAACATTGCAAGTGTTCCGGCATCACAAGGTTTGTCGCCGTATTTTGCAGAATTTTTTAATTCAGCACTTACATTTGCCGGTAAAGCATCGATAGCTTGGCAGCGGTTTCTTTCTGCAATAACTGCAGCCTGAACTCTTGCTTCGATTTCATTTTCCGGTAATGATTCTCCGGCTTGATTTGTTTTTTCTACTCCTGGTTTTGCTGAATTCTGTTGTTTAGGATCTTCTCCAGCACTTCCTTCATCACCTTCAGTCTTTACGGAATTTGTGATTTTAGAAAATACATTTTGAATACCTGATCCCAATTTGTCCAAGAAATTTGATAGTTCTTGAGTTTGATCCATTGTTCTGATTCCTCCTGTATTTGTAATTCCTCTATTTTGAATAAGGTCATTAGGTATGCTGTGACCTTCAAAATTCAATTTGATGCCATTTGACATAAGAACACTTTTGTTTACAAAATTGATTTGTACAGGTTCATCTTCAATGAGTTCATCTGCGAACCCTTTTTCAAAAGCTTCCCTACCTGTCATCCAAGTTTCTTTTGCCATCATTGAACGGAGTTTATCAACTGCCATTCCTGTTTTTCCTGCATAAATTTCTGCAATTGCATTTTCGCTTGTATCAAAAGAACGGACTTGTTTTTTCAAATCATCCAATCCCCAATACCCTCTTAATTCTGCAGCGACTCCATGTATCATAATTATTGAGCCTGCATGTACTCTCACAGTATTACCTGCACACATAATAATGCTGCCGGCACTTGCTGCAACACCCACAACGTCAATAATTATATTTTTATTTAATTCCTTTAATGCGTGGCATATTGCAAGACCGGTATACAAATCTCCACCACAAGAATTTAATTTAATAGTAATGTTTTGTGCATTTTTTATTGTTTGCAGATCTTCCAAGAAACCCTCCGGAGTAATATATTCTCCCGGTAGTGCTTCACCGGTCCACCAATCAACCGGTTGTTTATCACAAATTTCTCCGTACATTGTGATTTCTGCATTTATTCCATCAAAATTGGCCACATTCCAAAATTTTGTTGGAGTTTTATTTGGTGTTTGAATCATTGCTTGAGCCATTTTTCCCCTCCGATTTCAATCCTTCTTTTATCGATTCTTTTATAAGTTCTTGCACATCTGGACTTTTTACCCTTGCTTCAGCAAGTTTTTCAAATTCAACTGATAAACGGCTGATGTTTCCATCCCAATCTGAGCCATTCAATCTTGTAGCTGAATCTGAGTATGTACTTAATCCATATTCGCAAGCCATAACTTCAGCCGAGATTTCCTTGGTTGGATCTAACATTCCTTGTGATGGACCAATCCATATACAGCCCAAATATGCTTGACGAACTAGCGGATCATCAAAAAAGCCGGGGGCGATAATTCGGCCCCGTGCAACAGCTTCATACATCCAAATTTCATAAATTGGATCGCAAAAATCAGACCGAAACCATCTGCGCCTCATTCTAAAAGCTTTCCAGGCTTCAAGTAGTGCGGCTCTTGCTGCTGAATAACTTGAATTAAATGCTTTTTCTAACAAGTCTGCCGGTAATTCTAAGGCTGCACCCACATGAGTAGAAACGGCTCTCACGAATGTTGAAAATCCTCCGGTCGGTCGTTTAGGATCACCGAATGTTACACCTTCTCCAGGTTTCAATTTGATTGTTGTAGCCGGCCCCATTTCATATTCATCTTCATCTTCAGAAACAGAATATTCATCATCTGGGATTGCTTCATTCATAGGAATTTCTGTAGATTCGCTTTCGGTTGTAATAAAAGCAGTATAAAAACTTTCAATTATTGCAGCCATTATTTCAGCTTCAGAATATCTTCTTATATTATTGATGGCTTCTACAACCGGTGCTAAATATGGAACTCCACGGTATTGATCCGGTCTTTCTGAATTCATAACATGGAGAATATTCGGCAAACCCGATTTTTCTCCATAAGCAGGAATTCTTACCCATTCAGTTTTGCCGGCATTAAGATCTCCTGGATATGTATTTCTTATGTGATACGCATCTATTAAACCATTGTCTAATATTTCAACACCATCAAAAATTTTATGTCCATTTTGTTTGCCGTCAGTTCTTCCACCCATACCACTTGTTCCAGGTGTTGAAACTCTATCTGCTTCAATAACATGAATTCGCAAGCTGTAAGGCATTAATTTAGTAGGTTCATATCTTTTTACCAATCCGAAGCAATCGCCGGAAGCTAACCAACTTGTCATAACTAATTGCTGCATAGAATAAAAATCATTTATCCCAATTGCATCACAAGCCCTTTTATTGTTAGCCCATAGCGAAAACTCCATTTCTGTACGTTTTTGCCAAGCATCGGCATCTTCAACACTCATACCCAAATATTCACGATTTATTCTGCTTTTTGGATATAAACCTATACCTACAACATTAGTTCTATTTGTATTAATTGCCGATAATGCAATTCCACCGGAGGCCATTAATATTCTAGACCTTTGTCGTAAGGTCCTGTTATTGTAGTTTATATCTTCATTGGGAGATCCACTTTGTGCAACAAAACCCTTTAATGCTCTTTTTGTTGTGCTTGCACCGGTTTGAGAATATCCCTTATTTTTAATTTTAATCAATGTTTTATTTTGCATCATAATCTCCGATTAAATATCTCTAGGGATAATCCCAAAAGCCTTGCGAGGTCTTATGCCATTTAAAGAATTTTCGAGTTCTTCGATTTCTGTTTCCAACTCTTTAATTGCTGCACGTACCGTTCCAAGGTCAGTGTTATATCGTGCTACGTTTCTTGAACCTATTCCATAAGACTGGACACCGGCAGGTGACAACATTGTTAATTCTCTTTGTTGATAGGCTTCCAATCTTATTTTTTTAGCTTTTATTTTTTCTTCAATTATCGTTTTTTTATTAATCACCATTCACCACCTTCTAAAAGTTTGCTTTTTGTTACTCTCTTTTTAGGTTTATGGACTGCTTTTACCTTTTTGGTTATTGGCTCAAGTAATCGCTTTTGAATTGCATCCATATCCGGATCCCATATTCTAAATGCTGCAAGTGCATAATTTCGACAGTCTAAAGCTTCATTTGAACGGTGTCCGGGTAATTTTACCCAACACCAACGATTTCCGGATTTCGTTTTTGAAAGCTCCATCTTTTCTGATAACAATCCATTGAAAAAGTTCATATCATAATTCAGACCTTCATTTATTGGAAAATGGCAATACTTCGCTCCTGGTTCCTGTACACGAAGGTTATCCATAATGATAGATTTTCCGGCATCAACTCCTATAGAATAAAGCCAAACTGATTTCCTTTTGTCGCCTTTGATGAAAACTTTATTTGGTTTTCCTACGAACGGGATTCCATCTCCACCTTTACCTTTTATTGGAAATACACGTTTATTCATTCTCAAGCGGCATTGTTCATAAACATCTTGAGTAAAATGTCCGCCGGAGTCTACGCATGTTATTGTTACCTTTAGCCCTCGACCATTTTTTAAATAATAAATATGATCAATTGCATCATCTAATCGTTTCCAAACTTGAGGAGAGTCCGGTCTACCCATGATGTAGCCTTTTTTAATTCCCCAGGTTTCACCATAGAGTCCGTGACCAACAATTTCATATTCCAAACGATTATCTTGAGTATCAACTCCACACGTCAAAGCGAGAACACCATCCGGCAAATATTCCGAATTGTACTCTTCTCTTCTGTCAAGCATTTCATCTTCATCTGCAAGATCTCCACGGTCCTCCCACAATTCTCCGAACAAAGTATTAAATACAACTTTTAGTTGTTCGGGATCCTTGCGTGCTTCAAGGAATTTTTTTACAATCCTTTGCCAAGGAGTCCAAGGGCTTGTAAATGCATTTAACCAAAAAGAACGATGCCCATTTTCATATGCTTCCGGATTTTCTGCAATCCATTTTGCAGGTTGCTTTCTCATATCCTCTTCTGAAGTTATGCATCCACAATGAGGACATGCAAAACCAAGTATTGTAACATTATAAAATTCTTTACCCTTAACAATTTTACTGGTGTAGTCGAACTTTATATGATCAAATACAATGTTTGTATATTCTCCACAGTGTGGACATTGATGACACCATCTTTCTTGAGTTCCCTCTTTGAATGATGATTCAATGTTACTTGCATCCTTTGTGGTTGGAGTTGAAACTTCAACCGATTTTCTATTATAAAATGTTATTTGTCTTGCTTGAGATAATTCCCAAGGATCGCCTTCATCTCCTGCGGAGGTTGCCCACCTATCACGTTCGTCACCAATAACATATCTTGTTGGAGTTGAACATAATGCTGCAGCAGATTCCGAACCGCAAATTGTAAGCACTCCCCCTGGGAATGTTTTTTGCAAAATAGTGTTACCACTTTCTTTTGTTTTTGTTTTGCGGATTTTATCTTTTAATCGCTTACTATCTCTAAACATTGGTGCAATACGTTGTCTAGAGAATTTTCTTGCAGCTTCAAGGTTTGGCTGAATATATAAAATTGATCCTGGGGCCTGGTCAATAATATAACCTATTATGTTTAATTCAAGCTCTGATTTACCAATCTGAGAACCTGCAACCATGGTTATTCTGTTAACCTTTGGATCGTTAAAGGCACGCATCGGCTCTCTTAGGTATGGTGTTCTTGAGGTTCTCCACGGTCCAGGTTCTGCCGATGATTCTGGACTCAGTACCCTATGTTTATCTGCCCATTCATCAACAGTAAGCTTTTCCGGAGGTTTGAAATATTCAAGCGCCGGTTTTATTGTGTTGTTTAAATCTCTCTTGATTTGGGCAGGAGTTTTAAATTTTTTTATCAATAATCTGAATCGTCATCACTGGTTAATCCTCCACGTTCTTTGACTTTTGCTTTGAAATATTGAGGATCATATTCATACTCTGAAAGTTTTTCTAATATTTCAAAACAATGTCTTTCGATCACTTCGGACACCTCGGCAGTAGTATTTAATGTGACAACATCCATTGCTAATCTTCCCGGTAGACCTGACAACATACTTTTAATGTTTGCTGCGAGATCTTCAATCAATGCTTGTACATCTTCAGAGCGGTGCATTTTCCCTTTTAATTCATTTAATTCCAATTCTACAAGAGAAGCTTTTGCTTCTTTCAATCGTATTTCTGCATCGAACTTTTTAGTTTCTTGTTCTTCGCTATTCTGATTTCTCTTTTGTAATGAGTCTTGCAGAAAAGTTATATATTTCTTTATTGCAATTGGCGGATCAAAATAATAACTTCCTTTTTCTTTTACGCTTGGAATTATATTATCCTGCGCAAGCTGTTGAACTCTTCTTGCACTTATACCAAAGTAATTTGCTAGAAATTCTGTCGGTTTTAATTTACTAACATCCATAAAATTTTCCTATATTTTTTCTGTGCTAACGAAACGAAACGGGGTGAAAAATTTTTTCAAAAAATAGATTGTTTCTGGGCTCGCCAGCACCACAAAGAAAAAATTTCTCTGACAGAACCTACCCGAATTTTTTATGCTCCTCAGACACTCCAGAAAGGCTTGTATTAGATTTTTCAGAGTGATTGTAGGTTATCCCTCATTTGAAAAATTTTACAAGCCTTAATGAACCGTCTAGCCATTCATGTTTTTTATTCACTTATGGCTTTTAAAGGAGACTTGATTTCGTTTCCTTCTCTTATACATTTTGTTGTTGTGTTATCGAACACTGTTAAATATCTTTTAACTATTGCATCACAATATTCAGGACTGAGTTCTATTACTCTTGCCCTGCGCCCCAACTTCTCGCTTGCTATGATGGTTGTTCCTGAACCACCAAATGCATCCATTATTATTTGTCCGGGCCGAGATGAATTTTCTATCCCATCAATAAATAAATCAACAGGCTTCATTGTAGGATGTAATGTACTCTTGGTTGGTCTGTTGAAGTTGAGAATCGTAGACGGAACATCTAACATTCTCTTCATTAGTTCAACCAATTCTTCTTTCTTCAGCTTATCAAATTCAATAGTCTTTAATTCATTTACTGTCGGTATATTTCTTTTCTCTGTAAAGTAATGCGCAGCTCCTTCTTTCCATCCATATAAACAAGACTCATGTTTCCACTGATAGTCTTGACGGCCCATTACAAAAGAGTTTTTTGCCCATATAAGATTTTGCTTAATCAGTATTCCTGCAAATTCTAACGCACGTTGGAAGTTTATTCTTTCGCTGTCTGCGTGCCAACAATAAACTGCGCCACCTGCTTTTAAAAATTTACTCATTGGAGTAAAACAATCTAAAAGGAATTTGTAAAACTCGCTGTCGCTTAGATTATCGTTTGCGATTTTTAATCCGGTAGCCCCTTCATAATCGACATTGTAAGGTGGATCCGTTATGACCATATCTGCAATATCATCTTCCATTAATCGAATATAAGTGTCTGTATCACGGCTATCGCCACATACAAGGCGGTGTCTACCTAATATCCATAAATCTCCGGGCTTTGTAAAAGCTTGCCCTTTTTCTGCCGGCAGTACGATTGTATCTAAATCAGCAACTTCTTGCGCTTCTTCTATCACGTCAATAAGTTCTTTGTATTCATCTTCTGAATATCCTGTTAAATCTCCGTATTCTTCGAAATTAAAATCTTCAAACATTTGGGCCAATAATTTGGAATCGATTTCTGAAAATTCTGCAATCTTGTTATCTGCAAGAAGTGCCGCATTTTCTTCATCATCACTTGTAAAATTTTGATATTCAACCGGTACAGATTCAAAGCCTGCAAGTTTTGCTGCTTTTAATCTTCCATGACCTTTTACTATATAACCCGATCTTGTAGAAACGGTAATTGGAGCCCTCCAACCTGTGCGCTTAATAATATCTGCAAGCAATTTTATTTGCTCTTCCGGGTGAGTATTCGGATTTTTAGGGTTTTCTTTCAAGACCTCCGTTTCTACGATTTCATCAAATGCACAAAATACATTTACTTGGTTGATTTTTGCACGTTCAGCTACATCAAGTGTTTGATTTTTAGACATAATACTACTTCCTTTTTCCTACCGCTGTGATACGGTGGTTAAGGCGGTGCTTTTAGTATGTCTAGAAGTAACACTTTCGCATGGTCGCCAAACTAATGCGAAGGTGTAAGCAATTCACATGTTGCTTTCGCCACTATCTACTCAAATTCATTGTTATGAAATACAGCCGGAGCAAAACCCCGACTGTATTTTTTTGTTTTATTTATTTTAGAAATAAATTGCTAAAGATTTTTTCAAGCACATCTACAACAATGGAATTTCCGGCTTGTTTATATAATTGCGTGTTGCTGATTCCTGCAGCTTGCGCTCTATAAAAATCTGCATCATCAAAACCCATTAATCGCCAACATTCCAAAGGTGTCAATCTTCTTATGCGCAGATCTTTAAATATCATTGGTCCGGAGTGAGTGCAAATTGTAGGAGATATTCCTTTGTCCGAATAAACTCTTCCATCTGTCGGGTTTCCTCCAAATCTCTCTGTTTTTCTGATATTTCCAACTTGTACAATTTTATATTCCATCACAAGGTTATCTTTTTGCACCGTAGTTAGTGTATTTGAGATGCCCTGCGTATTTGGTTCTAATCTTTGAACCATCGGACTACCCTTTTGTCTATCTGAAGGGTTTTGTGGATTTCTGCCCCTGCTTGCAACAATAGTTACTTGCTTTGGAGATGTCATTATTGTTTGTGCAATTTCTTTTCCGACTCTTCCCCTGCGTGTTTTAGAATTCGGTTGTTCAATATTTATGCTATCGCCAATATTTGCAACACTATATCCCTTTTTTGTAGCTTCCCTGACTTGCAAAAGACCTTCTTTATCGAAACAAAAAAAAGGTTTATCGCCTATTTGCTTATTCAACAAATAATTATCATCCATTCGTGATCCGGCTTTTGTTGTTACAGAAAATGCAACTTCAGCTCTACCCGGATTGTGAGGTTTGAATCTAAAGCCATTTCCTTTTTGTTCGTTATTCAAAGAGTTGTTTATAAAATACTCCAATGTTTTTTGGCTCAAATAAAAAGACTCACTAACATTTTCTTCTAAAACATCAATGAGTCTTTTATTTAAAATTTCTTTTTCCGGGAACTTAAATTTTCCATCATCTATATCCTTTCGGATACTTACCCCATAAACTCTTTCTCGGTTTTGAGGTATTCCGTAATTTTTAGCATTTAGAATTTCCCAATATGTGTTATATCCCAAATCATCAAGATATTTTATCCACTCTTCAAATTGTTGCTTAAATTTTTTACCTACGAGATTTTTGACATTCTCTAATAATAAATATTTCGGAAGTGTTTCATCTGTTTTAGCTATTTCCAATAATCTTTGCACTTGGTACAACAATCCCGAACGGGTATTTTCGTTTATACCCTCCTGCCTTCCGGCTACTGAGATATCGGTACAAGGGAAAGAATAAGTCCATAAATCTGCATAATTTAATCTCTCAATAGTTTTAATGTCACCGTAATTGTATGTTTTACCATACATAGCTTCATAACTACCGATTGCGTACTTATCGATTTCTGAAATTCCTACAATTTCGTGCTTAATACCGATTCTTTGCAGTGCCTTTTTTTGAGCTCCTATTCCACTAAACAGCTCATTGACAGTGATTGTTGCGTTTTTAACCATAGTAATATTTCCTTTTTCCTACCGCTGTGATACGGTGGTTAAGGCGGTGCTTTTACTAGGTTAAAAGTAACATCTTCGCATGGTCGCCAAACTAATGCGAAGGTGTAAGCAATTCACAAGTTGCTTTCGCCACTATCTACTCAAAATATTTAATTGTGAAATACCGGCACCGCAGAAATGCTTTGCCGGTATTGTTAATTGGAGGTCTTATTTTGTGTTTTCTCCGAGGTATCGTTTTAAGTGATGATTAAATCTGGAATGTAAAAGTTCTCCCAAACTTTGATTCATCACATTTCTTGCCTGTTCGTTATCAACCATTTGAGGCAAGGATAATGTTTTCATCGGATTAATCACTCCATCAGAATCTCTTAGCCAAGGAATTATTCTGCTACTGCCTTTTCTTGCAGGAGCCACAAAAGGAACTTTTCCCTCTTTGGTCGGAGATTTAACCGCTTTTTGTTGTTTTTTTACCTTCAGCTTGACTGAATATTTCTTCCCTCTTTTTGGTTGCGTTTTAGGTGTTACCCCAAAATGCAAAGGAGTTAAAACACGGCCCTCATAATTTAGTGTTAATTCTGCGATAGTTTGCCCTGTAATTTTAATTGTTCCGGCTTTTTTGAGATCCGTCTTTTTCTTTGTAGGCATAACATCAGCTTTTTTAATACTAAAAACTTCTCTTACGGCATCAGCAACTTTTCCTGGCGCACGTCTTTGCATATCGCCTATCGTTTTACTGAATACACCCGAAGGATCGCTCAGGGCCTTCGATAATTTGTTAAATTTTTGTTGAACATCGGAAGTATCGATTTTTATTTTTTCAAAATAACTCATGATTCCTCCTAGTAACAAAAAACTGCAGATTTTCTGCAGCAACTAACCGAATCTTTTTTTGAACATTTTAACAATACAACAGTTTCTTGCTCTATTTCACTACCGCTAACTGTCGATCACTCTCATTTTATAAATATTTATATTTTTAACTCTCTTTTACTCTCATACAAAAATTCTTAAAACTCGCTAAAATTAAGAAAAATTTGTTTGAAATCTTTCCGACACATTTTTAGGATTTAAACAAAAATAAGCAAAAAAAATTCCCCCATCCAAAATGGATGAGGGAATTAAAATCTATTGAATTTTAAACCTAGCCTTGCATTAAGCTATCATAGTCAATATTATGATTTCTTGCATATTTAATAAATTGTTTTTCTTTTTCTGATACTCTAATTTGGAACTGAAGAACATTATCCGGATTCTTTTTCTTTCTGCCGGAACCTTCACGATAACCACCCCAGAATTTTTTTACTTCTTGGTCAACTTCATTGCGCAACTCAGTTTGTTCTTCTGGTGTTAATAATTCTTTAATGAGATCATCATTGGTTTTCATATTATCCATGGAATTACCTCCTTTTATATTTTTCAATTCTGGTCATTGCAATTTCTTTGTATCTTTCCGGAGCTTTTTGAGTTTTCTTTAATGCGATAAGCCCTATAATTATTATTTTATTTTCGTGATACATAAAGTAGATACGAACTTTGTCGCTTTTTAATTCGAATAAGCCTTCTTTATTTAAAGGTCTGCTGTTTACACCGTCTTTACCTAATTCTTCAAAGATTGCAACGGTGCGCAAAACTCTTTTTTGGTTTTGTTTATCAAGACTTCTTAGTTCGTTTTCTGCATCTTGTGTATATTGTGCTGTAAATTGCTTTTCCATATTTTTATTATAACTCATTTTTTGATTTTTGTCAACATTTTTCAAGTTAATTATATAAAAAAATACCCTCAATCTTTACAAATTGTAAAAATGAGGGCTTTTTTGGAGGTTTTATTAGGGATATTAAAGGTTTCCAATAAAGGCCGTGGCTTTGAACAGATTTCTGTCATTTATTTCTTTTTGTAATTTTTTTGCTTCCGGAGACATTATTGCAATAGCGACACCAACTGAGGGAATTGGCGGCACATCCTCCTGCCCTGGAATAATAAACCCTCTTTTTTGTGGTAGAATTAGCCACAAAGCATTTGGGTTATTTATTATGTAATCCTGCATATAGCCGGTTTCAAACCTATTGGAAGGAATGACAAAACAAATATGCGTGTCTGGATTTGTTGATTCTTTGAATCCTTTAGTTACCCATTTTGGTGTCTGGTTCCAAGGAGGGTTGCAGAAACAAAGACCGCTCCATTTCTGAAGCAGTCCGTTTTCTGTTTTTGTGTAATGTATATTTGCCGGTATATTTTCTTTTGTGCAGCAGACATCTATATCGAATTTGTCTTTTTGAAATAGTTCAAGCAGTGGCTCAAATATATCAGATGGTGTCATATAATCATCTCTTCCGGATTTATAATGTTCATCCCCTCCGTACCTTCCACCGATCCCTCTTTGTTTCTTTTCTTCTTTTATTGCCTTTTCAAATGTAATCAGTTCTTCATCTGTCATTTTCTCAGCTTTTATTTTATTTATTGCTTCAAAAACTGTTACTTGGTGTGACGAGGTTATCATGCCAGTTTTCCTCCTTCTCTTTTACTTTAGGATCTAGATTATTGTTTATTTTCCATTGTTTGGCTATTATCTGATTCCGTGTAAACATTTCAACATTTTTTAGTTCGTCATCTATAGCCATTATAAAACTGTATTTATCTTGCTTTTGCAGGTTTCGCAGCATCTTTTCTTTTACAATATCAGCATCATCAAAATCATTGTATTCTCGCATCATAATTAAATGATTTTTAGCAGTTAATTCGGGGAACTCTTCAAATAATCGACTCCTTGTTTCATTTGCTATAATTTCACTTCTTGCGGTCATAAAAATAACAAATATTCCTTCTATAAGCATTTCTTTTATAAAATTTTTAAATTCTATACATGTGAGAGATCTTGGATCATTTACATGTCGGTGAAAATAATCCCATTTTTCTTCCCCCGATAATCCTTGCTTTTTTATTTCATCAAATATCCAAGCTGTATAAAACAGACAACCGTCTAAATCACATATTATTGCATCTTGCATAATTTCTCCTCTATTTTCATATCTTTTATTCCTGATTCATCAATACGCATGTCAACAGTTAAATGTCGCATATCTTGATTTTTAAATTCTTTTTTTATTTCTTCCGAAAGATTTTTTTGAGGTAAAGTTAAATCTACCGGGATTCCGAGTGCTTTATCAAAAGCAATTCTTGCTTCTTTTATCATTGCACCAATATTGCATCTTGATTTCATTCCCAATTGTAGTTTTTTCATTACTATAGCCTTCTCCCTAGTTCAATATCAAAAACAAACCCTTTATATTTAAGGTCAGTTTCTATTCCATCTATACAAGAAATGCTCTTTATTTCAAAGAGCATTGTTTTTTCTTTATTTGTTGATTTTACAATCTGGCCACATCGCAAACGTGCGATTTTAACTTTTCTAAATTTATCAACATTGTATAAATTGTTTGATTCTATCCCGATGTTACTGCACCAATGAGGGCAGACTCTGCGATATTCATGTGTCTTTTCTCCGGATCTGATTTTATCGAACCATTCCTTTTTTATAGGGAGATCAAGAATTCCATCCTTTTTGCTCATTTTTCTATTTCCTCATAATATTTGCACCAGAAATCTCCTGGCAAGGTTGTGTCATTTAATTTTTTGCACATTCCCCAATTAAAGATATTTACGGAATAGAAATTTTTACAAGTTATGCATCTACATTCTTTACCTCGCCATAAAAAACAGCAAAAAATAAATAAGATTGTTGGTAGTGATAATATTGATAATAAAATTAGTAATAATTTAATCCACATCTTTCTCTCCTTTTTTCTCCCTCATTTTTTTTTTTAAATAATCTTAGTTATTCATTCCCCAAATTATATAAGCTACTGCAAGACCGATAAAATAAGCGATAAATATATCATTATTCATAATATCCCTCCACAAGTTCCGGATTGTCATAAATATTCCCGATTACTTCATAATCGGTTTTTTCATCCTCTTCGTATCCAACCTCATTCAATAAATGATTAATTCCTTCACTTATTGCATTCTTTTTAGGATTTACACAGTGATATACATATTGCCAAGAAGAATATATTTGCTCAACTATACCAACATAATTCAAGATGCTTTCACCTTTTATTTTACCTTCAGTTTCATTTAAGTTTTGTTTCATATCTTCTTGATTTTTGTAATCATAAAAAGGATATTGGTTAGGTATGACAATTATATCCCCTTTATAAATTGGTTTACCGTTTTTATCTTTCAACCCAGTGTAAAATTGTATGTCATACAAATCATTGTTCGGGGTGAAGGGCATATTGCATTGAGAGCCTTCCCTTTCTTTTTCTTGACATTCATATACAACATTTCTGATAATTTGCCCATCTGCTCTTAATGAATAAATTACATCTTTTCTTGTTAAATCTTCATATCCAGCTTCCGCATATTCTGTTCCTTTAAAATATACTCTGAACTGATTTCTATTTTTCATTATACTATTTCCCTCCTTTGTGGAAATAACTCCACAACCTAATTACATAAATTACTGCAACTACAATTGCAAAAATTACTAAAACAATTAGATCCTTCATTTTTTACCTCTCTGTTAATTTAAATTTTTCACTAAAACAAATATTTATAACTTTTGTACATTCCAATCCGGCAGCATTAAAACTTGCGCCATCCTCAAGACGTTCAAATCTTCCATAACAAAAAGCCTGGCCATTATCTTTTTTGACCAGGCAATAAGGACATTCTCCCTTGCAATAAGGTTCTATCCTATAATCTTCTTTATTGTAATTGCGCCATTTTCTGAATTTTCTAACTTTTCCCAAGTTTGCTATCCTCAAACAGCCAAAGAAATGCATTTAATTTTTCGCTGCATCCATGGGAACGGAGCTGTAGTTGGTGTAGGTCCTGTTCTCTTTCTCTTTCCGCTTTTATAGAAGCCAGTCTGACTTGTAATTCTACAACTTCGCCTTCGCCTCTTATTTCCGGTATTGATATGGGAGTATTTCTAAGCCTTTTTTCTTCATCATAGAGACGCCCTAATTCTCTGACAGTTTCTATAGTTTCTTGTAAAATTTCAAATGTTGTTTTCATGCCGGTTTTCCTCCAATTTCTTTTGTAATTCTTTAAGACCTTTGCAAATAGTTTCAAAATATTTTATGTGGTCCTTAATTGTTCGGTTTTGGTTCATATTCATATTGACTTTGCAGTGGGTAAAATACGGACTTTTTGGGTTTATAAATTCTGAAGGCATATCCACCGTTATATCTTCAAAATCATTCATATTATCAACAAGCCGAATAATGTACATTCTCTCTGCTTCATAGATTTCATTGATTTTCATCTACACCCTCCAATAGTTCCGGATTCTCGTATTTATTTCCTAATATTTCAACAAACATTGGATCACTTACAAATGGCAGCAATTTTCCTTTTTTCTCCAACCTTTTGAAACAAAACGCTGCAGATATTTCATCCCAAATAACAAGCATCTTCCCCCAATACACTCCACAATGACCATTTACAATATCATCTTCATATATCAATTGTTTTTTATCATCGCATCTTCCGGTACATTGCATTAAAATACAATCTTTAGGTTGAACTTGTATGTGAATATCTTGTTGAGTTATTATATTAAACCCTTTTACAGTTGCCCAATCCCCACCATTATCATAAGTACCTGTGTGCAAATGCAGAACTTCATACATTCGCTTTCTTTTTTTATTCCAAGCTCTATATTTAAATCTATCTTGGATCATCCATTACCCCCTGTTCGCAATAGGAATCAATTAGTGCATTGATATAATCTTCTTTTTCCTTTATGTTTTTTTCAAGTTATAATTTTCTATTTTGGCATTTTCTAATCTTACTAATATCGAATTTTTATTATCTATAACTGCAAATAATAAAAATCCAACCATAATGCCAAATGCAAAAGATAATAAATGTATCATTTCTACCTCACTTTCAGTTCAAATGTTTTTTGTAATTTCTGATTTTTATGACTGGGGAAGATTCCCCTACTCTACGAATAACAGATTTTAATACTACTAGCTCATGCTCAATATTCTTTTCTTGTCTTTCTGCGAATTTTACAATTTTACATTTCCCCTTCCCATTTACTTCTATTAATCCCCATTTTTCCGGAAGTTCTTCCGGTTTTATTAAGTCTATTGGGGTTATATAAAGCCTGAAGTTTCCCATGCCGGTTTCCGGATTCTGCCGAAATGGTTTCTTTGCATCTTTTAAAAAATCAGCCCTAGAAATTTTGGCTTCAAGCATTACTGTATTTGTATCATTTGCAAACCCTAATACATCAGGCTTTTCTGAGGCAAAAGTTGTTATTTCTGTTACTATAATGTTGCATTTTGAACAATACATGTTCCCTTTTGTAGGCGGATTTTTCATTATAAAATCAGCCCCTAGTTTAATTAATTTTTGATGCAGCGCATGTGTTTGTTTTATTTTTGCGCTTCTCTCTTCTCTTTTTCGCTTGCGTTCTTGTAGTTGTCTTTGAAGTTCGGCTTCCTTTTGTTTTGCTTTTTCTAAGTCTTTTTCTGTGTAAGGAAGACCTTGTTCTTTACAAAATTCTAACCACTGTCTTTCTCGAAATGTTGTAGCCATTGTTATAACTCCTGAAGTTTATCCACTCCAAATTCTTTTAAGTGCGTTCCTCTGGGCCAGTCAAGTTCCGGAGTTGCAAAAATATCCCCGACTATTTCTGTATATTTTTGATAAGAACCAATGTCGGTATAACCTTTTGAATATCCACCTTTTTGGCTGCAATAAGTTACGCATCCTGTTTCATAATTATTACTGCCCAGTTTGCACTCTGTAATATCGCCTTCGAACATAAGATTTCCAAATTTATCCTTGATTCCGGTGCATCGTAATCTCGCAATAAATTCATAATTGGCGGCTATGATTCTCTGTGCCTTACGCAAATCAGAATCGTAATTTAATAACTCATCTAAGGAAATATCAATATAAATCCACTCTGCACGGTCCGGTTCATGGTGATATTTTTTAGGTTTAAAATATACAAATCGGTATATTTCATTGAGATTTTTGACCTTTTCAATATCTGAAGAATAGTGACAGATATTACTCCAATTTCTTTTAGGTTTAATTTCTTTTTTTCTGGCCATATTCTTTTTCTCCATTCTCAACTTTTTCAAGCTGCTTTTTTGTAACTCTGCTCATCACTTCGCAGATTATCCAAATGGAAATAATTAAAGGGAATAAAATTAAACCGATTGCAAAAATCATTATTTTTACAAATTCCTTATAAATCTTTCCAAGTAGCTTCATTGATTACTCCTTTCTTTAGTATTACTTCCTGTTCTCTTCTTGAATTAAAATATGCATAAATATCAGACTTTTTGATTTTCTGTGTTGCAATAATTTTTTTATGCATCTTAACAGCAACCATCGGATCCGTGGTCCAGTTAAATTTCTTCGAATCTTCCTTTGTGTCACATGCCCGATAAATTGGCATAACCTTTGGTAAAATTTTTAATGCTTGACGATCTGAAGATTTCATTATTTTATGCTGCCTTTTCCTGTTGGCATATATCAGCTTTTCCCATTGCTCAGTGCATATTCCGTCATCTATCCACAAAGCTCTAAGTATGGTCCAATATAAATCATCTGCCATATATTCTTGGATTTCTTCAAAATACTTTAGCCTATCTGTCCGTTGTAGCTTGAATAACTTTTCTGCGATTTCAATAGGTAGCTGATATAATGACCTTGGTGGACACGTTTTATCCTCAATAGAGTCTACAATTTGTTGTATTTGTTGTTTTAGTTTAGTCATCATTCCGCTTTGAATACCTTTTGAAAGCACTACTTCTTTAGTTTTTTCTTTTATCGCCATTTTCTTTCCTTTTTTGTCTTATTGTTTCTCTGTATTTTTCAAGTACGATTCCTGTTTTTGTTACTTCCGGACATTCGCTTATTCTATGATTTTGATTTAGTCTTACTAATACTGCACTAGTTACACATGCCAGATTTTCAATATTAAAATTTCGGATATTTCTATCTAAAAAAATGACCTTATTCCCTTTAGGAATAGATCCGTAATGTTCCTCGTATATAACAACGTGTTTTTGTTTCCATTTGTTCGGATCTGCAACTTTAACCTGTATATAGCCATCTTTACCAACTCTTTCACTTCCAACCGGTCTATGGTTATGAGGAACATTCCCTTTTTTGAACATTGTTCCGGCACATTTTTTATATTGTTCCGGGTTCATTTTTTTACCCTTATTTTTGGGAACATGTCCTTTTTCAAAATATCCTGTTAAACCACTTGAAATATGGTGATTTGTCTTATAACAATCAACTTGATTTTTTGTATAATTTGTTCCAAATGTTTTATTGACCAATTCTGTTAAGTCTTTGTTATACATGCCAGGAGCATTCTCTCTTATAAACTTATCAATCTCATCCGGAAATAATTTTTTCTTTTTGTCGGATCCGTTATATCTTATGCCACTTGTTAATTTGTGATTTGTTTTGTATGAATGCATTGCTGTTACTGTAAAATTTGTTCCTAATGCTTCATTTGTTAATCTTGTTAATTCTTCGCAAGTTATTCCTTTGACATGTGAGGCAACAAAGTCATACACTTCTTGGTTATACTTTTTCGCCATTTTCACCTCCGGAATTGCCGGTTAATAAAAATCTCATTTGTTGCTGATTTATAACACCGAGGTCTGCAGCTTTCATTGCTGCTTTAAATTGCAATTCTCCATTTTTTATAATTGTTTCTGCAATACCCTGAATTGCTTCAGCTTTTTTAATTTCTTTACTCAGTTCTTCTTCGTTGAGTGAATCGTCATTGATTCGTTCAATTTGCTCAAACAGATAATCGTTTAAATCAGTTAATTTGTTTTTCATTTATTTTTTACCTCCATAAAAAAATCCGGAATTACCGGATTTTAGTTTAAATATTGTGTGAATACTCTTTTGAATTCGTTGGCCATTTCAATATGTGCCTTTATTGTATCTTCCAGGGTTTCTCCATCTGATATATCAGCATCTACTGTTTTTCTTATTCTTGATGATTTTTTCCCTTCAATTTTTTGCCAACTTAATTCTCCGAGTTCATTTTCAATTTCTTCTTTATGTTCTAAGAGTTTTTCGAATATTGTTTTATCATCTCTGATTAGAATTTCCGTTGCTACATAGCCTTTAGCTGTATTAACTGTTTGGAATATTTCCACTCCACCTTTTCCTATTGATAGACTTTGGAAGTGTCTTGGTGCAGGGGTTATTTTTCTGTCGCTTAGTTCTGAGTATTTAATCCAATATTTATGCTGTAGTATTTTTGCCGGAGTTTCATCATTTCTTTGCGATTTTATTTCTTTGAATTCCGGTTTTAATATGCATTGTATATCGATATCTGATTCATCATCATTAAGAGCAGCTTTGAATATAAATGTTTTAATATCATCTCTGCCAGTTGATTTATTCATAATATCAACTAAATTCTGAACCTCTTCTTTTTCTGAAGTTACAAGCCATACTACTAAGGGGGCCTGTGGTAAATTTTTAACAACCGGATCATTGAGCCTTGCTAATAATGAATTAATGTTTTGGGTTAGATCGCATATTGTTAATACTGTTCTACCGTCTGCTTTTGGATATTCTGCCAGTGTTGATGTTATCACTGCCGGTTGATACTCTTCAATAAAATTTTCAAAATTAGCTTTTGTTTTGAGTACTGTTTTTACTGTGATTTCTTTGTTTGTCATAATGACCTCCTTTTTCTTGTGTATTCAACTGTTTACAAACACACAATATCGCATATTTAAATAATATCTATGCATACAGGCTTATATTGAAACAAAAGAACATAATTAAAAAGGCTCCGGGTAGAACTTACCAATATACAACCGGGTAGGAAGTCGGAGCCTTTGTGGATATTAAATTTTGGTATTTATAACAAGATATAAAAGAAGGCTTTAGTTTTTACGATATATGTGCAACCGGCCCAATATATCAACCTTCAGCATATGCACCTCCATTCTCCGAATAAACTGATTTTCAATTTAATATAAGATTCGGTTAGTTGCGCAATATCAGTTCTTGTTCGGTTTTTATCTTTTTTATCAAACCTTCGGCAGATTGCAGACACAACTCTCTTTCTCTTTCATCAAGTATTGCAAATCTGCCATAATCAATTGGCATTACAATTTTGTAAACTGCCGCATAGGAATTTACTATATCTACTCTTCTTAATTGTTCTTGTGTCATATTATTTCCTGCAATTGTTTTCTGTATCCCAAAGTTGTTTCCATGCCGGATATTCCTTATATTCTTCTCCGTCAATCTTCGATCCTGCTTTTTTCTTTCCTACTTTCAGCATTAAATACTGACCGTTGCGCAAATCATCAAAGTTGGATATTGTTCCATCAAAATTCAGCAGCACCCCGGAGCCGGTATAATTATCAAGTCCGAGTTCTTTCATCATTGTTTCCGGTACCCATTCCCCCCATTGTTTAAAGAAACAAGGAACTTTTTGCGCTGCACATTGTTCTATTATGTTTCTTATCCATTGAGGGTGAACCGGTCTTGCATTCGGTCCAGATTCTCCTCCGACAATTACCCAATTTATTCCGGTGAGGTCTAATTTACCAAGGTCACTGAGCATAGGTTCACAAGATAGAAACTTTATTTTTGCGTTTGTTTTCTTTAAATATTCTATTCTATCCTTATGTTTTAAATTTTCGACTGTAACACCTAACCATACATTCTCTGGGTATTTAAAATCTGGTAACCGATAAGCTCTCTTTGTTAATATTTGGAATTGATTAAATGGCTGCACTTGGCAAGCTGTCAATAACCAATTTATTTCACTATCCGATATTTTCTCATGAAAAGTGTCAGACATTGAATTAACGAATACCAGTTTATTTTTCCCTATTACTCGGTTTAATTCTTCACTATGAAAAACCACTTTTGAAAAAGGTTCTTTATATTTCTCTTGCCCCATGCCAGTTAATCTTTTGTGCATCTTTTCAGCATAACAATTTTTACAGCCTTCAGAGTGCTTTGTGCATCCTGTAATAATATTCCAAGTTTCTGCTGTCCACTCTATTTTACTTGTCATTGGTAGTATCTCCTTTTCGGTTGTTGATCCACTCAAAGACCTTGCAAAGCAATTCTACAGATGTCTTAAATAAAAATGTGGACATAAAGAAGCAAAGGGCAACCGTTACCACTTTTGCAATAGCCCATTCTGCAATAGTAATATAACCAATAATTTTAAATATCATTTTTATCCTCCAATACTGTTTTTTCTTTTAAATTTGGTGGTGGTCCGATTTTTTTTACCAACTTTATAACAGAACTTTTCATCCTGCATTCTTTGATGCTTATAAAAAAATTCTCGTAAATACAGCCTTTACAAATACATCCTCTTTCCCAGCACATAATTGCTGATGTTGTCCACCTTTGATATATTTCAGCCATTCGCTCCTCCGTTCCTTCGCATGGTCGCCAAACTGATACGAAGATGTAAGCAATTACTTGGTGCTTTTGCCACTATCTTTTGTTCTTAGTTCACTTTGTAAGTCTTGATTTTGTTTCACTACTTTGTTGTACTGATTTTCAATAAACTTGCTTTCTTTTTGCAGATCTTCATATTTTTTCTGCAAAGTTGAATAATTTTCACTCAATTCATTGTAAGCAGCTTCAAGTTCCTCATAAGTCATTTGTTCCACCATTACCTCCAAAATATTTTTGTAACTCTTTTTTATCTTTTGACCATTGCCATAAAACATAAGCCGTTACTCTTACCGGGAAACCATTGAACAATTTTCTGAAATTTTCTACATCAGCTTTAGCCATCAGATTATAAAGTTTTGTAGAGAAATCAGTTCCTCCGGGGTTTCCTTGCCAATGCTCCAAATTACTGAAAGCCTTTGCAAGCTGTCCTTTTGAAACATCATAGGGTTTTGCGCCTTCTTTTGCTTCTTTAAATGTCCAGAAGTTTTTTGTTTCACCCTCCTGTATTATTAACATCATTACCTCCAATTTCTTCTTTTTTATCCATAAATAAAATCCATTCCAATATCCAAATCTGACGATCAATCAGATTTTTTGCTGATTTGGATAATTTTGAATAATTCTTTTTCTTGAATGCTTGATACCCAAACAATTTTGCCCTTATTTCTTGGTAAGAACGAACTCTTGAATCTTTTACACTTTTTAAAAGGAGTTTTTTCTCTTCTTCTACATTTTTTTGAGGGAGTTTTGGTTTTATTTTTTTCTTAACTTTTATCGGCTTATTTTCATGCCGGTTTTTCTGCAATATTTCTTTAATTTCGGGGATATTATTCAGGTTATAAAAACGGAACGTCTTTACTGAAGTTTTTATTGCTTTAGCAAGATCCGTAAAGGTTCTAATTTTATATGAATTTTTCCCCTTCAAAACTCTTAGACATTTGTTTAAGTATTTCTTTTGTTTTTTCTCATCCATACTTAACCTCTGCCCCTTCGGGGTTTCCATTTTCGATTCTTCGGAGTTTCCTTAACAATTATTCGAGAGAATTTATCTTTTGATATTGCATACCAAGGCATATCATCTAGGTTTTCTTCAGTTTGTCCGTGATTTTTAATGAAACCTTTAGCAGCTTTGAACTTTACTTTGATTTCTTTTCCTGTCTTATCAATGTCAACACCAGTAATCTCAATTAAATCTTCATCCCTTAAATGTCTATACACATCATATGGAATTAATAAAATTCTTTCGTTTCTCAATCTTTTGTTTTCTTCATCAGTACAAGTTTTATAAAATACTGCAAGATCCTTATCGCCTTCCCAGTAGAAACCCCCGATATGCACCGGGGGTTTAGAGGTTTTTAAGTAAGAGACATGTTCTCTGTCGTGATAATCGACATATTTTCTTTTTGAATATTTTTTAAGAGAAGCTCCGGTTCCAGTCAATTCAACTTCGATATCGTACTCTTCGTGCATATCCCTTTTTATAAGACCGGCTACATATTGACTTGCCGGCAAACAAAAGGTTTGCTTGCGCCCATTGATTTCTCTCACAATATCCATATTTATTTTCCCTTCAACATTTTTTGCAAGTCCACAAAGGCTTGACCGTGATACCTAAATATTCTTTTTAAATAAACATCTGTATTAATTTCAAAATCTTCATCATCTGAATAAAATGCCTTGTTAATATCTTCCCAACTAAAACCACACATATATCGAAGTTTTAAAACACTTGCTTCAGCTGTCAACACTTCGGGTTTTCTTGTTAGCAATCCTACTGTATCTTCACTTTCCAAATCTCGGAGGATTTTGTTTAATCTTTTTCTTTCACTTTCTTGTTTTCTTAAAAGTTTTTTTAGTGAATCTTCAATCTCAATCTTCTCCTGGAGTAAATATAAATTTTTATCTGAGCGAGGAGCAGGAGTTCTTGGCATATCAGTAATTCTTGCAGATTGCAAGCCGGCTAACTTTGCTTTAATTGCTGTCAGCTGATCTTTTTTCTGTCTTACCTTACACACATAGGTGCGGTAGTTTTGAAAATCTCTTCTTATATGTTCTTTACTGATTTCTACCACAACTCTTCTCTCCATAATTAAGCCCTTGAGCACCCTTTCTGTCCATAACTCGGACAACATTTTTTAAAGTCGCAGCACTTGAAAGTTGATTCTTTTTGCTGCACCTCCGTTGTTTCCTCTGATTCTTCTTTTTTCTTTGGCTCATATTCATCAAATGCCGATGCCAAATCTCTATATTCCTCTTCCGTATAGCCACTTAGTTCAAACGGAATATTGCCGGTATCGTAATTTTCAAAACAATTCAGTAATGTTTTTCTATCGATTTCTGATAATTCCTGGATCCTGTTATCAAAGAGAAGGTCAGCCATTTCTTCCTCTTCAGATGAATAATTTTGATATTCAACCGGAACTTCTTTAACTCCAAGATATTTTGCTGCCATTAAACGACCATGTCCTTTTACAATCATGCCGGATTGGTTTGAAATTGTTATCGGATATCGCCATCCTATTGATTTAATATTTTGGGCCAAATTTTTAATTTGTTCTTCCGGGTGGGTATTAGGGTTAGCCGGATTCGGTTTTACATTTTCAATTTTTACAATTTTGTCGTATGAACAAAACACTGAAATATTATCAGCTTTTGCTCTGGGTTCTGCTTTTGTCTTGTATTCCATTATCGTAATCTCCAATTCTCTCCTGTAAATTTTGCTTTTATGCTGTTGTCATAAAATCTTGACATTGCACCTTCTCCGTAGAAGTTTTCTTCTAAATCTTTCATTGAATGGTTTGCATTTACCCAAGTTGGAAGGTTATTTTCTGCTCTATAATTTGCAATTCCATACATCAAATCAACAATAAACGGAGTCGGATTCACTTTATCAATATCGTCAAGTATAAGTATTTGAGCAGTTTTATGTTCTTCAATTATTTTTGCCGTTGAAATACTTTTATCTTCAAATGATTTTTTTAATTTTTCTGATAAATCATAAACATTCACATATTTAACTTGAATGCCGAATTTTCTTATGATTTCATCTCCGGCAATACTCATCAGCATTGTTTTTCCGTTTCCGAAGTTTCCTATGAATATAAGATTTGTTCCCTGCAGATAGTGTTTTAGTGCATTTTTTACATATTCTTTTGTCAGCTGCAGATTATGTTTTTGCTCTTCAGTTTCCGTTATGTAATCAGAAAATTCCATGCCGGCAAATTTTTTCGGGAAATGAGCTTGTGTTATAAGTAGATGTGTAAACTCACCTAAATCGGTAACATAGGCATATTTGTCTATTAATTTTCTCAAGTTTTTTGTTTGTGGATTTACTTTATATGCTTTTTTACAATGACAATATCCACCTTTTTCTACCTCTTCTTGGCAAAACACACAGTGACCGTCTTTTACTCTTGGGCCGATTACTTCAATGCCGAGTTTTACAAGTTCATTGATCCTTTTTTCTATCATCAGAACCCTCCGTATTTTTGTTCTTTTTCTTCCTGTGGAGTAAAGTTTACCGTTACCGGTTTAGTCCTGTTGTTGCTGTTCGGTTTGAATATTCCCTCCCATAAATTTGCCATCGAGGTTTCTACAATTTCTTCAGCAATTTTTAAATCTCCGGCGGAAAATTTTATCAATTTTTTTATCCACGAAGTTAAGGATTCAACTGTTTTGTATCGTTGGTTTTTTTCCTGTTTTTTATAAGTTACCCATTTCACAACTAAAGGTATGAATTTTTCATTTTTTTTCAAAAATTCGTTATTATTAAATACTTCATGTATATATTCATATGTATTATTCTCTTCCGCTGTTTGATGGAGGGGTATCCTTTTTTTTGTGGAGGGGGTAGATTTGCTTTTTTGTTCGGTCACATCTTCATTTTGAGGTGTTTCCCCCTCTCCATTATTTTGTGGAGAGGGTATCCCATTTTTAATGGGTAGGGGGTACGGCATAGGAAGTCTTAAAATTCTTGAATCTATTTCTTTTGTTCCAGGTTTATAAACCATTTTCCTATCCAAATATTTTTTACTTACTAATTGGGATATCCATGAGGATATTGTTTTTAAATTTACCCCATATAATTTTGCAAAGTATTCATTTCCGGCCCAACAATATCCTTTTTCGTTGCAAAGTGCAGTAATTTCTCCGTACAACAATTTTGCATTCGGTTTTAGGCTGCTATCATATCTGACATCTGCAGGAATAATCGCATAAAAAGCCGGTTTAAAATCTTCGCTCATATATTCTCTCCTACTTGCGTGCCATTTTTCTGCTTTTTTGTTTTTCTTTTAAAAGCTTGTAGCACGTATCCACCCTATTGGTTTCTATAATTTTTGTTATTTCCATTTCTGCCATATTTTCAGCATATTGGCAGTGTGTAAGACCTTCTCTGTATAAAAAGTCTGCAATATCAACCGTGTTCTTTGTTCCGGTTAAATATAAGTCCAGATAAAAATTGTATGCTTCATCCTTTAATGCTTGAATTTTTTTGTTTCTAATATTGTCTTGATATTTGCAATAAAGTTGATAAAGTCTTTTATACCAACTCATTTTGCGCAAGTTGATTTTGTTTTTCCGTGATTCAACAATTCTTAAATTTGTTTTTCCGTATGTAGGTACAGTTGTCCTTAATGCAATAACATTGCTCATAAATTCCTCCAATTAACATAATAAATGCCGGTCTTTCCCGGCTGTCATTAGTTTTCGGTTCAGTTACTGATTCCGAGTTACTGATTCCGATTTAAGAAAATAACTAAATAAATTACTGCCAATCTCTCTTGACGGTCACGAATTTTGTCTAACTAAGTACCGGAAATTCGTTCCTCCCCCATCTTTCGGCTCACTCAGCTCCTATGGGTTCAAGGTCCACTGCGCACGTCTTTGTTAAGATGCTGATGTTGCTGTTTCTTTTTGAAGTTCTTCAGCTTCAGCATGTTCTTGCTCAATTTCCTCATTGATAACATCATCATGAGTTTTTACTTCTGTTTCCTGTACTGCTATTTCTGACATTTCTGCGTTCCTTCCTTATTTAAGTAATACAATGCCGGTCTTTCCCGGCTGTCAAATCCAAATTTTTTCGGGTTGTTCACTTTTCGGTATTTTGCAATTTGGCGGTGCTTTTACTTACTGGAAGCAGAGCCCTATGTCGGTGGATTATTAAGACATTCTTTTTTACATTTATGAACACTTTTCAATTCCAACAGAAGCTATTAAATTTTTTGGTGTTGGATATTCGTGCATAAATGATTGATAATCGGATCTAAACCCTTCTTGGATTTTGTATGTTCCATCTTTATCGCCTTTAAAAATAGTTAATTTAACCATTCTGCCGTCTGCATAGTCAATATCAGCATATAGTTGACCTTCATTGAATATGTATCTTTTCATTTCTTCCGGTTTATAGTCTTTCATTTGATAGTGCAAGAAACCTAATCCTGCGGGACTTGAATGATTAACGGCATTCGCCATAATCTGCAATAATTGTTCCTCTGTTGCTTCAAATTCAACATACCCATTTGCCATAATTACCTCCAATTAAACTATTTACAGTAAATGCCAGTCTTTCCCGGCTGTCAGAATGTCTGTTTTTGAAGTTGGTGTCATCCAACACACCTCATTCATAGTGGTGTCCACCTCGGACACACTGGGCCTTTCGTTGAAGTCAGTTTGCCGACTTACTCGTCTTTCCGAGCTGTATTATTACATCGGGGATCAGAGACCGAATCTCTCTTCGGAGTCACCATTTTTTGAATGGCTTGGTTGCCAACACCTCATCTCTTTAACGATCCCCATTCATTGGGTTTCAATATAAGTGCTGCAACTCGCCCATTTTTTTACGAGGTTAGTCCGTGCAGCTGAGGTTTCTCCTGACCTGCGTTAGTATTTGTTCTGGCAGTCATAACGCTTACCCCCGCCCTGCCTTTGGTTTTATGACAACCAATAAAACAATTCTTTTTGTGGTCCGGCCACAGGGAGAAATATTTTCTCCCTGGCGACTCCACCTAACACTTTTTATGAGTAGTGTTTCGCATTATTTCTCAGGTTGGCCGATGGTTTCCTCATCCTTTTATTGTTCTCGCACAATAGGTTAAGCGCCGTTTCCCATGCCTCTCTGTCTGCTCTGTGAAACAAGTAACGCAATGGTTCCTCTTTTCGCACTTCCATTCTCTTTTTCATACAATAATGGAATTATGTCCTTATGGATGCCGGAGGAATGATTTCCCATTCTCCGGCAAATATAAAAACACAAATTTTTACATTATTTTTCTGCGTTGTTTACAGCTTTCGGGCGGGAATATCCCATAGACATTTTCAATTGTCAGATTACTAATGCCCCCTACTCCGCATCAATCGTCTTACGATATGAAATTTTCAAAGTTCAGGAATATTTTGATTAGACACTTGCAAGTGTCTTTTCTGCTTGCCTACATCTTTGCCATTCATGGAATTTTTCCACATTTTTGGGATCTGAATAAAATTTTCTAATCCCATCTAAGAATGTCATTGCAAGTAGCTTTGTTTCGGTTTCGGGTATAAGTGCAGGATTAATTCTAACCATTTGCACCTCCCATTGAATCATTTTTGAAAAAATCTAAAGTGACACCATAATGTTCACAGAATTTTATTAATTCATGTGCCTTCATTTTTCTTTTTCCGTTAAAAGTTGCTGTTAAATTCGCAGGTGAAATTCCTATGAGTTCAGCAAAATATTTTTGACTTATGCCGTTCAATTTTAGATATTCTTGTACTTTTTCTTCTACTGTCATCATACTTTTTTCGGTTTCCCTTGTGTTGATTTAAAATTAACTCGTTTCTTTTTAATTAACATGAGTAACACTACTACTTATTCAAATTTTTGTCAAGTATTTTTTTAACAAAAATTAAAATTAGTTTGTTTTTTATTAAATTAACTGCTATATTAGAACTATGGAGGTGTTAATCAAAATGAAAAACATTAAAAATAACGCAACAAATCCTTTAACAGAGGACTTACCTCAGCGTCTAAAGATGTGTCGTGAGAATGCAGGGTTGAGCCTTCGCCAAGTTGCAAAAAAAATAAACAAAACCGCTGCAACGGTGTGCAAATGGGAAAACGGCAAAATTGAGCCTTATGGTGATACCCTTCTTCAGTTGTGCGAAATTTACAATGTTGATATAACAACCTTTTATGGAGTAACTACTGATAACAATAAAATGCGTATCACTCCTCAAGAAATTGAGTTGATAAAACTTTTCAGAAATGCGACGAAGCATGCTCAAATTGCTACAAAAACCGTTCTTAAAAACTGTCAAAAATAAAGGAATGCCCATGCCGGAACAAATAAATAATTCTCTTTCTCCCAATGAAATAATCAATTTTATTGAAAATAACTATTCTGAATCTCAGCTGAACGATATTTTAAAAATCTTTCTTCGAGCGGAGCATACCATACCTGATTCTAAATTATTAAAAGACTTGTTAAATAAAAACATTATGTGTCTATCCTTCGCACCTTATTTAAGCTATCGTTTTGAAAAATATTTTTCAAAGCATGGTATAGAAAAAATATCAAAACGGAAAGAATTCATTTTTTCAAAAATTCCGAATTTTGAAGGCCTGCATCGAGGAAAAGCTGCAAGTTATGATGATCTTATTAATTTTATTGAAAAAAATTTCCCAGACCTATTCCTTAAAATTTTATCTGAAATCCAAATATATGATTTTTCTCCAGCATTTAAAGAAAATGGTCGCTTATGTACTTTATATTTCAATAGAAAATTAAACCCAAAAGCAAATTATAAATATGATTCCAGGGTTGGACACTATGTTTTAAAAGATGATGAGGTTACAAATCTTCTTCGTGAACACGGGGTTAAATTTGAAGTTGACAATCCGGATCTTTTATTCTCCGGTGTATGCGTTTCTTCAGAAGAAACATCAAAAATCAATAATAACACCCAGATATTGAAAATTCTTAAAATTTGTTTACTGATTATTTTTTGGCCTGTTGGCTTATATTATTTGATACGCAAAAAAAATAGGAGTACCAATGTCTGATACTCCTAAATTAAATGCAGCTTTTTATGGTAGATATTCCGCCGGACCTAATCAATCTGAATCAAGCATTGAAGGTCAACGCAGGGAATGTTACGCACGTGCGAAATCTCAAAATGCAATTATTCGCAAAGATTACATTGACAGGCATATCTCCGGGCAAACAGATCAACGCCCCCAATTTCAGCAATTAATGAAAGATGTTAAAAAGGGGTTATATAATATCGTTTATGTTTATACAATCGATAGATTCAGTCGTAATAAGTTTGATATAGCAAAATATAAAAACGAAATGCGCAAAGCAGGTTGTCGTTTAATTTCTGCAAAAGAATATGTACCGGCAGGTCCTGAAGGAATAATTTTAGAAAGTGTCCTTGAAGGTATGGCTGAATATTACAGCAAAGAATTAAGCCGTAAAGTTAGTCGTGGTATTTATGAATCAGCCCTTAAACATCAACATATTGGTGGCACGGTACCTTTTGGTTTTGTTCTTGAAAATAAAAAATATAAGCCTGATCCAATTAAGGCCCCTATTGTTCGCGAGATTTTTGAACGTTATGTCAGCGGTGAGCCGGCTGTTGATATTTGTAGCAATCTTAATAATAGGGGAATAGCAACCTCCGTTGGGCAGAAATTCAATAAAAGTTCCTTGAATCGTATTTTATCAAACACAAAGTATATAGGTACCTACACATACAAACGAGCCTATATTGATGAAATCACCCAGGAGAAAAAGAAAGAGCTCATTGAATTTAAAAATGTTATTGAACCAATCGTTTCTGAAGAATTATTTATAAAGGCAGGTCAAAGAATGGAACAAAATAAGCACACATCAAAACGCAAAAAAGACAAACCGGCAGTAGAATTTTTACTCTCCGGCAAGCTGTTTTGTGGCAAATGTAAGGCACCAATGACTGGTGATAGTGGAACTGGCAAAAGTGGTAATACTTACTATTATTATACCTGCGCAAACAAAAAAAGTAAGCGTGGCAAGGATGCATGCCGGTCTAAATCATATCCTAAAGAAAAACTAGAAGAATTTATTGTTAAATTCACTCGTGATGATATTCTTTCTCCTGAAATATTAGATTGGCTTTCTGAAAATATTATACAACTTCAGGGCAACCAAAAAGACGACATGCAAATTCGCTTAATGCTACAACAAAAAAAAGAGGTTGAAAATAAAATTGCTAATATTATGACTGCTATTGAAAATGGCATTTTTACAGAAACAACAAAAGATCGTCTAGAAAATTTGGAAGAGGCAAAGCGAAATTTGGAATATAATATCCAAGTTGAAAAATTCAAAAATAATGCTCCTGCTGAATCAAAGGATAGTATAATTTATTATCTTGAACAATTTAGAAAGAATGATATAAAAGATATTGACAGCCAACGACTCATTATAAATACCCTAATCGATACTATAATAATTGACGAAGAAAATGATAAGGGAATTGTTGCATATCGTTATAATGACGACAATAATGGCACACGAGAATTCTCAATAAAAAACACATTCGATGTGTTCGAATGTGTTTCTTATGGTGGAGGATAG